GGTATTCAAGCCAGTCAGAATGCAAAGGCAAATGTGCTGTCCGAAGAGAATTACAACAGACAGAGGGAGCTGATACTTGCCGATAAGTATGCAAACCCTCTTGACAGCGTAGCAAACAAAGCTCTTCTTTCTCAAATGGGAAGAAGACTTGATAAGCAGGAAGAGGCTGTGGCAAATCAGGCTGCTGCCGGTGGAGCTACGTTTGAGAACACACTGGCAGCTAAGCAGGCTGGTAACGAAGCTATGGCTGATATTATCTCTGGACTGATGCAGAATGAGACCGCTAGACAGGATTCATTTAGGAATCAACTTCTCAATCTTGATTCACAGAGAGCAGCTCAGAGAATGTCAGCAATGCAACAATCTGGTGCAGGCTGGGCTAGTCTTGCTAATGGCGTAGCTGGTAGCCTCAACACTCTTGGTGGTACCATGCTTGAGAATGATATTCCGCTAAAGGATTTATTTAAGTTTAAATAGAAAATCATCATGAGCAAAAGAAAAGAAAAGGTAGCCAAAAGAATAAAACAAAGAGAGTCGGTGATTGATACCGATTATGGAAGCACTCATTCTGAAAACGGAAGAGTTTTGGATGCTCCTGTTATTACAGCAGATGCACTTAAACCTGTTGTGGATAAAGCTCATGTAATGAATACAGTGGATGAGCCAAAGCCTGTACCTCGTAGACCTGCAAGGCTTCCTGATGTCGAGCAGATTAAAACTCCAGAACTTGCAACCACAAGCATGTCTGTCCCCGCTCCCAAGGGCGTATATAGCACAGAGCGAGTGACTCCAACCCAATTAATGGGAAAGGCGGAAATTAAAAATCCTACTGGAATAGTTAATCCAACTATCGAGGCTGCAAAAAAGGCGAATAAAGTACCAACTTTATCAGAGTTGCTTGCTGAGCAGAGAAAGACTGCTATAAAGGACAAGACGGATGCAGCCAAGATGCAGAAGTATTACGCATTAACAGATGCTTTTAGCGCACTCGGTAAGATGGGTGGCGCAGCTATTGGAGGTGCTATCGGAGGTAACATGCTCGATAGTGCACCTATTGTTGCTGACTACCAGCCAAGCAGAGGATATATTGATGCTTTTGAAAAGGCAAAGCAGGCTAACGACAGGATTCGTGCTCTTGATGAGAAGGTGTTTAATCTCGCTGCTAGAGACGAAGAGAGAGTTTACAACGACAAAGTTAGGGCTGCTGATAGAAAGTATCAGGAGGAGCAGAATAAGCTCAACAGAGAATTCCAAGCAGAGCAGAATAGACTCACTCGTGAGTGGAATAAAGCCGTTGCTGACGGTAATAGAGAAGCACAGGCTCGTATTGAGAGAGAACTTATTGTTCTCAAGCACCAGAATGATATGGCTATGCAGAGACTTAAAAATAAGGGTGCGCTTGATGAGAAGACTGCTGGTCAGGCTTACTCTAAGTGGCAGGCTGATATGTATAATACTACGCCTATTCGATTCAGCGATGGAACTACTATCAAGATTCCAGACAACTACTATGAGGCTATCAGACGCTCACTCATAAACACCAAGGTTAACGACAAGGCTATAACCAAGGATAACGTAGATAGCTTTATCGTAAACAATCCAGCTCTGATAAATCAGTATTTGGCTGACTGGGGATTCAGCACATCTTCCGCTCCAACCACAACAACCGAGACGAAGAGCGAAAATAGTAGCGATGTAAAGCCAACTGTCGACACATCATTTCCTCAGCATATATCGCAGATACCTATAGAAAACATGGTTGCACCAAAGCCTATTACGCAGAAGGAAGCAGCAAGTACAGAAACAGACCTTACAAAGAAATGGGAATCATCTGAAATTTAATTTAGAACATGGAAGAAAACTACAGATATTACGAAAGAGCAAACGGTAAAAGGTACAAGGTATCTGAAGAGCAGAGTCCAGAATTTGAAAAAGACTTCCCTGACGCCAAGATTAACGTAGCCGCAAACGGAAAAAAGTATCTCATTGACATCAATCAGAGAGATGAATTCTTTAGCGACTGGGGAGATGGTGCATCATACACAAACTTTGATGAGCAAAAAGAACCGGAGATAAAGAATGGTGCTTTTGAGACAAATCAAAAGCCAAAGAGGAATAGTCTTAACAACATCCTTACATCTGTTAATGACTCACTTATGAGAGCACAGCTCGGAGCAAACAAGACATTTGCCGACCAGCAGGTTGAAAAGATGACAGCTCCAGCTCCTGAGATTAATACAGAAATGGCTGACCTCGTGATTGAATCTCACAAAGGTAACAAGACTCGCGTGGATGAGTACATTGCTGAGCAGGACAAAACAGGATATGACTACGACCCAACAAAGATGGGTGGTTCTATTCCTATGCCTGCTATGGGACTTGCTCACAATATGTATCTCCAGAGTAAGAAAGCACAGAAGACCAAGGGTCAGAACTACACTGATGCTTTGATTGCTCAGAGATTGCAGGGAAAGGTTGAAGATAAGGTTGAGCAGTATCTTGACCCATCAAAGACTTTCTTGACCGGAGCAGCAGAAGGATTTAAGGATACAGCGTTTGACCTTGATACTTGGGATTCTGGAATGGCAGCAGAGGATGCAGCCAGAGTCTATGCTATCTCCAAGAAGCTCGATAAGGGAGGCGAACTCTCAGAGGGAGAGGATATGATTATAGAGGCTCTCGTTGATGATTTGGCTAGTGATATCTATCTCGCAGCCGGCTTTGGTCGCGGATATAAGGCTGGTCAGGTAACTGGAGAATCTCTTCCATTCATGGTAGAGACCATGCTCAACCCTGCAAGTAAGTTTGGAGAGTCTATTACCAAGAAGTTTGGCAAAGAGATATTCAAGCGCGTAGGAAGAAAGCTCGGTGTCAAGGCAGCAAGAGCAGCAGTTCATGGCACTCGCGTATTGTCTGATGTGGCTGGCGCAGCAATGATGTCCGCTACTACATCGCAGGCACGAGTTGCAGAGGATGCGCTTAACAGATTGAGTGGTCAGGTAGACTTTGAAATTAACGAGGATGGAACTCTTGGATTCAAGGAATTTGTTGGCGGAGAGGATTCCGCTTTAAAGGCTTATGCCAAGGCTTATGGAGCGAATACTATCGAGCACTTCTCTGAAATGGTCGGTAATTACTTTGCCCCAATGGGAGAAATGGCAAAGAAAGGTACAGCAGCTCTTGCCAATAAGATTGGATTGAAGAAGGTTGGTGAGCTTCTTACAGAGATGACTCCTAACGGATTCGGTTCTCTTGTAAACGACTTTGCCGAGCAGACTCAGTGGCATGGTATGATTGGTGAGTTTGCGGAGGAAATGGTAAGTGGTGCTATGAACGCCCTCGTCGTAGGAGACCAGACTCTCAAAAAGTACGATAAGAACGGAAACCTCAACGAAAACTATCTCTTCGATAAGGAGAACATGATTGACACCTTCCTTGGTGTTGCTATCCTTGGTGGAGTGATGTCTACTGCAAAGACTCTTGGCTATACAACTCCTGATACACGATATAATAGAGAAATAAGCAGAGCACAAAAGGCTCTTGAAGGTCAGCTTACAGAGGATGAAATCAAGCAGCTCGAAGCGTTTGCTGCTAATCCTATGGGTGCTGAATATGCTAATCTCATACCTTTCTTTGATAAGAATAGAAAGCAGGAAACAAAAGAGGCTGTTGCGAAGTATATGTCTGCTGTAATGGAAAAGCAGGGTTATCTCATCGCAAGAGAGGCTGACCTTTCCGGTACACAGCAGGGAATGAACGAGATGCAGAATGCATGGCAGCTTGGAAGCAGCATGTCAGAGACAGACCTGTATGATGTTGATGAAGCAGAGGCTCAGGCTAAACAGGCTTTGTTAGAGACTGGAATGTTTGATGTTGCAGAAGGAGCGACAGAATCATTCCTTCCTCAAGATGTACTTGGCTACTCTTCTTATGATTTGTTTAGGTTGTCAGAAAGAAAGGACTGGGATTTTACAGATGACCAGAGACAGGCACTCAAGAACCTTGCTATCGTAAAGAATGCAAAAGAAGGACTCAATAATAGGCTTAATAGCATCGTAAATGCAGCCATAGCAAGAGAGTCCACAATTGCCAATGAGTCTGCAAACAATGGAGTCCTCACAATTGGAAGACTCAATGACAAAACTGTCTTTGTCAAAGGCAACGTTTCGGTATCTAATGGCAGCATAGAAAAGCCTGCTGATGTCAATGGATATCCGGTAGAGATAGTTGACTTTCAGACAGGTGAAACATCATTGGTCGATAGCAGCGAGCTGTCTTCAGTCGGAACAATCAGTGCTGAGATATGGAACACAAACAGAGGTCAGGTAATCTCTGATTCATACAACGCAAGATGGGAGCAGTGGCGTAACACAAAGAGTGCTAAGTCAAAACTCTCTGAGATTCAGAACTTTGTAGGTGAGAAGGTGTACATCAATACAGCTAACAATGATATGGCTGAGGTTGAAGTTCAGCAGATTCTTCCTAATGGTGAAGTTTTGATTAAAGGTAAGAAGGGCGACCTTGGTGGTCAGTCTACAATCAGAGTAGATGTGGATTCCTTCTATGATTCAATGTCACGAGATGCTAATGGTAATCCTATTTTTAATCAGTCTGAGTTCCGTAGCCAGACGCAAGGAATAGCAGATGCACAGAACAGAATGTATATTCAGGGGCAGAAGGCAAGGGATGCAAGAAAGCCTAATCAGCCTACACAGACACCTGCAACAGAACAGGAAGCTCCACAGGCTGAGACTCCACAGGAACAGACACCGGAGCCAGAGGTTCCTCAGACACCAGTAGAGCCAACCGAACCAGCAGACTTCAGAGACTTTGCTGACACAATCATGGTCAATGGCAAGCCAATAAAGGTAGATGATGTTACTGCTCAGGATGATGTTTCTGACAGTATCACATACAGATACACAGACGAGAACGGAGTACAGAGAACAGGCAACATGACAATAGGTGCATTTGCAGAAGCAGTGAACCTTGGTCGTCAGCAGACTGAAACTCCAGCTTCTGTACCAGCACCAATTGGGGCTGTTGAAGAAACTCCTGTTCCCGTAGCTGAACCACCGGCTCCTACAGAAGCTCCAGTACCTACTGAGCAGCCTGCTCCAATCAATTGGGATGACTTGCTTGACAATAACCCTGAGTCTTACTTTACAGAGATGCAGAGTAAGCATGGAGAAAAAACAGAGAAGAGACTCAGTGCAGTAATCTCTGCAATGCAGAACCAGCTTGATGCTCTTAATAAGGCAAAGCCTCAAACTCAGGATGAAATTTTTGAGAACGAGGAAAGAAAAGAGCTGTTGCAGGAACGAATTGATAAGCTCAACGGAATGGTTGCAAGGCTTGCTGCTCCTGCCGCACCAGAAGCACCAGCAGAAGCTGCTCCTGTAGCAGATACCCCTGAGGCTCCTGCTGGAGAAACACCTGCACCTGCACCACAAGTTCCATCTGAGCCAGCAGCAGTTCCTACCGAACCAGCTCCTACGCCAGCTCCAGAGACTCCTTCTACTCCAGAAGGAGAAGCACCTGCTACACCTGTGGGAGAGGTACCGGCAACTCCTGATGTTCCAACAATTCCAGAGTCAGCACCAGCTCCTCAGCCTGCACCTGCACCTATCCAAACACCAGTGACGTCATCAATTACAAAGCCAGAGGGTGGCACCATTGGAAGAATGGTACAAGAAGCTAAGGATAGAATTAGTAAGATTATTGCAAAGTCTAGCGTGTCTGATTTTGTTGGCACAGACAAAACAAGACCGGTAATGACCGGAGTATATAAAGTTGGTGGTTATGAGTACGCTAGCGACTCAAGAATACTTGCTAAGATTAAAGCAAACTATCCATCTGAGCAAGAGGGAAAGGTTATTTCGCCAAAGACTGGACAAGAAATAACTGGTAGGTTTCCTAATGCAGATATGGTAATTGAGTCTGCTCTAAAATCTAATAAGCCAGTATCAGTAAGCGTTGATGATATAATCGCCTATGCTTATGCGATGGAGGAGATTAAAAAGGGGTTTGACAAGAGTCGCACATTCTATGTAAAGATTGGCGGTGACTTATTCCGCTCTGACATTCTCTTAACTGCTGCTAAATTAGCTAAGAAACATGGCTTGACTGAGATTTCTCAGAACGACGAAGAGGGAAGAGCAATGGCGTTTAACGGTGACAATGGTACAGTTCTCGCCATGCCAATGAATGGTAATGCAGTACCAAACAATAATTTTGTTGATATCAGTGATGGAAAGGCAATATTTGACAACTACATATTTACTTTATTGAAGGTACCTTCAACCCTAAAGGGAATTGAAGCAGCAAAAGACAGTATTGCTGCTATCCTCCCTAATATGGATGTCAATGAGGTTAGGTGGCTGGCAGACACTGATGTTATATCTCTTAGAGATGGAAAAATATACTTCAACTTCAGTAAGCGAGAAATAAGTGATGTAAAGAATAAGGCTAAAGACCCTAATACCTACAATGCTCTTGATAACATAGAGAATAATGGTCTTGAGATTCCTCTGAGCACAAGTGAGATTGCTAGGCTGTTCCCAGAGGAAGTAGCAGCCCCAGTGGCTCCTACCATAGTTGACAACCCATCAGATGTAGCTCAAGAGGAAGAGAAGAAATTGCAGGCACTTCTCAGAAGAAATGACTTGAGCCGCAACGAGAAGCGTGACTGGGCTTTCAAATATGGCAAGAAGGTTGCTGATATGTTTGCAACAAAAGAAGAGTACGAAGAGTACGAGGACTATCTTGGTGCAAACCTTGGTTCATATTATCCTGACTTCAGGAGAGGTGTAGAAGAATCTTTTGCAAATAGACCCCAGAATGCTGGTAATTCTCAGGGAAATGGAGTAACTTTGGGAACTCAACCAAATGGACAAAGCAATGGAGAACAACAGCCTACCTCCAATGAGCCGACCACCGAAGGACGAGGTTCTGATACTACAGGTGGAGGGACCAATGACGGAGGAAATCAGGAAGGCGGTGAGGGAACTCAGAAAACAAAATCCCCACGCAGAAGTAAAAGTAAAAAGAGTGGCGAGCAAGTAGAGGATAAATACCCTGCCCGCAAGGGAAATGCTACCGGTCAGCTTCTCGTAGATACATTTGGTCTGGATTCCGTAACTATTCCAGACACACAGAAGAAAATTCTCAACACCATCTACGACTTTATGATGGAGATGTCCAAGACATTGGGTATCTCCCCTAAGTCTATTGGTCAGGGTGGATGGCTTAACGTTAGAAATAAACCAACAAGCAGAAAGGCTATCGCATCACACGAGCTGACTAGCAACACTTGGACAGGAGAGATTACTGATGTTAGCTTGCGATTCAAATACTCAAGACTTTCAAGCATCGCTCATGAGTGGTGGCACTCTCTTGATAGAGCGTTGTCATATTTTGAAACTGGCAAAAAAGCTGACACTGCAACATCAATAAGCGAAAGTAAGTTTACGGGAAGAAAGGAGACTTGGGAAGCTGTTCAGGCTATTATGAAGGCTCTCAATGATTCTGGATATACTGACAGAATCCGCAATCTTGTAAAGAGTGAAACCCCTAAGACTCAGGCATATTTCCTCAGTCCTACCGAGCAGGCTGCACGAGCTTTTGACGAGTACATAACCATGCGCTTTGCTGAGGCTGGAATCACCATAGAGAACTATGACAACCATAGAGATGTCACACAGCCTACAGCAGAGGAAATGAAGGTTATTGCTCCAGCCATTGAGAATCTCTTCAGTGTTCTCAAAGAAAAGGAGGGCAAGAAGACTGGAACATCTGTGCTCTATCACATCAGTGAGGAGATGGAGCCTCAGTCAGATTCAAAGAAATTTGCTACTGAGGGCATCTTAACTGCGCTTGATGATGGCAACAGAGAAGTTGTTATCATGGATGATGAGCAGACAAAGCAGTATCTGAAAGCGATTGGAGCTGATACAGATACTCAGTTCAGCATAGACACAGACAAGCCTATCTTCCTTTCAAACGCAGCAATCGCTGTAATGGGAATCAAGCAGGAGAAGGCAACTCCAGAGCAGTGGCTCAAGATGATTGAGAAAGCTGGTGGTCTCAAGGCTGGTGAGGATAAGTGGATGGGACTCTCTGATTGGCTCAATGCTCAGGATGCAAAGACTCTCACTAAGCAGGAGGTACTTAACTTTATCAACGAGAATACGATTCGAATTGAGGAAGTTAATTACGTTGCACAGATAGAGCTTGAGGAAGAAGAGCAGAAACAACTCGATGCAATGAACGAAGAGTTTCTCGCCCTAAGAAAAGAGGCTCAAGATGCTGGAGAATGGATTGCTGATGCAGGAGAGATTGCATATCAGTTAATGGCTGATAAGTATGGCGATGATTTCACCGTTGGCTTTGGCGTAGATAATGGAAAGTTATATGTCTCTAATCTTGAAGCAGCAGCAAGTATTACAGGAATAGAACCTCGCTCAGAAAGAGAAATTAACGACACAAGATTACGCTACACAACAGAAGGTCTTGACAACAAGAAAGAGATAGCTATCATTATACCTACTATTGACAAGTGGAATCAGTATGATGAAATTCACTTTGGAGATGCAGGAGATGGAAGGGCTGTCGCTTGGGTGAGATTTGGAGATGCAAAGAAAGTTGTTTCATTTAACGAGCCTATTGTTGTAGAAGAGTTCAAAGAGCCTTACAAAAATTATAGAGGATGGGACGTGTATAAACCAGTGAATGATGATGTTGGAACAGGCGATTATATCACAGCCTGCACAATGAAAGACACTGGAAGATTTGTATATGCCGCATTCATTAATGATAAAGCTATTGGCTTTTATGAAACGTTTGATGAGGCTAAGTCTGCAATGAATCAGCACTATGCTGAGAATCCAAAGAAGAAATTTACAAAAAAGAAAATCCTTGTCATTGACGAAATTCAATCAAAGCGTCATCAGGAAGGAAGAGAGCGCGGATATAAGTCTCCAAGACCTACTAAGGAAACAGAAAGACTTAAAGCACTTAACGCCAAGATATCAGAACTCCGTGAACAGCAGGCACATATTAATGATGAGATTGCTAGTGAAAAGGAGAATGAAGATATTGAACTCGCAAGGATAGATGCTTTGCTTGATGATGTAATGAACATCGGTCAGTATGACAAACTTACTCAAATGAGGGAGAATATTGAACGAAAGCGTTCAATGAGGGAAGATGCTCTTTATGTTATCAAAAATGAAATAATGCACACTCAGAGTGCAATCTGGGATGAAGAGGGTAAAATTAGCAGAGCAGAAATTCAGTGGATTGAAGACAACAAAGAGAAAGTAGCAGATGCTCCTTTTGATAAAAACTGGCATGAGCTTGCTATGAAGCGCATGCTTCGCTATGCTGCCGAGAATGGTTACGATGCTGTTGCTTGGACCAAGGGAGAGCAGCAGGCTGAGAGATATAACATTGGAGGTGTTCTAGAAGCAATACAACACTACGAAAACGAAAATGGAAGAGTTGTTATAGTCAAACCGAATAACAACGAATCTTCGAGATTTGTAGTCAATAACGAGGGTTTAATTATTGATAGTAGAGGACCACTAAGTGGAGAAGCTAGGACTTTATCTGATGTTGTAGGTAAAGAGTTAGCAGTAAGAATAATGTCTGGAGAGGGAGAAGAAATTGAGAAACGAGATGGTTCGACATACTATCCCGCCAAGATGATAAAGGGAGATGGAATCCGCATCGGTGGTGAAGGAATGAAAGGCTTCTACGACAAGATACTTCCTGCCTTCATAAATAAGTACGGAAAGAAGTGGGGTGTCAAAGCAGAGGAAATCAAGCTCAATGGTCTTGAAGACGGAGAAGTTTATATGCACTCCGTTCCTGTTAACGAAGCAATGAAGGAGTCCGTTATGGAAGGACAGCCAATGTTCTACAAGACTCCTAACGGAATCGTTTACGGTTGGACAGACGGTAAGAAGATTTACCTCACAAAAGCCGGTCTTAATCCTAATACTCCAATCCATGAGTACACTCACCTCTGGGCAAAGGCTATGATGCTTAGAAACCCTAAGGGCTGGGAGAGCATCAAGAAGCTCCTCAAGGGCACTCCTGTATGGAACGAAGTGATGAATGATGCTAACTATAGTAACATTCATAGCAACGAGGACTTGGTTGCATCTGAGGCTTTGTCACGTATCAGTGGCTCAGAGAACGCTGCCAAGATGGAGAAGATGGCTCAGCAGATGATTGATGAGGCTAAGGGTACAGGTCGTAAACTTGAGGCTCGTGGTCTTATTCAGAACATGAGAGATGCTCTTAACAAGTTCTGGAACTGGGTAGGAACTAACCTGTTCGGTATTGAGAACTTTGAGAGTGTAGAGCAGGTTACTGACCGAGTACTCTATGACCTCCTTAACAAAACCGACTTACAACTTGATACTCTTTCAGAAGGCAATATAGAGGCATCTATGGAAAACTCTGTATCTTTGTCACAAGAAACAAATACTGAAAGTCATGGAGGAGAACAAGAAACAAGAGGCAATATTCGACAGAGTGCTAACGTGGGAAATATACGAACCACTGACGGAGGAAGAGGAGAAGATGGTAGAGAAACTCAGGAAAAGCATGGAAGTCAATATAATAAAGATGTATTAGAGCAAAAGTATCCGCCACGAGAAGGTAATGCTTCTCAACAGTCGCTAATAGATACTTTTGGTCTCTCTGCTGTTACCATACCAGAGTCAGAAACTGACACCCTTAATAGGCTATATGACTTTTTGATGGAGATGTCTAAACTTCTAGGCTTCTCCCCTAGGTCTATCGGCAATGGCGGATGGGTAGAAATTAAGAACTTGCCTACAAGTGCAAAACCATCAGGACAAACAGAGCTAAAAATAAAAAATCGTAAAGCAATAGGGGTAATTATGCATTTTAAGAATGTCAACTCTATTCCTATTGCACACGAATGGTGGCATTCTTTAGACTATGCTTTGCCTATATATGAAACTGGAGAAGGTATATTGACAGCACTGGAATTAATAGATAGTGAATTTGATTTTGATGGAAGGGAGGAAACAAAAATAGCATTAAAAGATTTGCTTGATGCTATTACAAAGTCTGGATATATAGAAAGAATTAAGTCGACTTTTGCCGAGGCTGACTGGGATTATTATTTAGACCCATCAGAAATGGCAGGTCGAGCCTTCGATATCTATATAAGAGACAAGTTCGCAGATGCTGGAATTGAAGTAGAAGGTCTAAGTTACGACTACACAAATACTGACGCATCTCATCAAACGCCAAATGAGATGAAAGTAATTGCTCCAGCGTTTGATAATCTGTTAAAAGTCCGTCAAGAAAGTGATGGAAAGGTAGAAGGGACATCTATTCTCCGCAGAGTTGGAGATTCAGTAGAGTCTCGAATCGCATCTGAAAAACAAAACAATGCCGTTGACTACCTTGCAGGAGAGCCAAGACTTCGCACAATCGAAAACGCTGTCAATGAAGAAGCCAAGAAGATTGGAGTGACAGTAATCTACAAGACTCGTGAGGAAATGCCGAATGGTCACAAGAACGACAAGGGCTACTACAACACCAAGACTGGAGAGATTGTAATCTGCACAGAGAATGCAGCTTCAATCGCAGACGCAATCCAGACAATTCTCCACGAAGCAGTAGCACACAAGGGATTGAGACAGCTCATGGGAGACAAGTTCAATGAGTTTATCAGTCGTGTGTACGACTCTCTTGACGCTAACACAAAGGCTAAGGTTGACACTCTTGCTGAATCCAAGTACAATGGCAACACAGCAGTTGCTATGGAAGAGTACATGGCAAGCCTTGCAGAGACAGAGAACTTTGCTGAAAATTCAGTATGGGATAAGATAAAGTCAGCGTTTGAGAATATCATCAACGCAATCCTTGGTCGCAACGATATAAAGATTGGTGATAACGAGCTTCGTTACATCCTCAGAGCATCATACAACAATATGGTTAATCCTCGCAATATGGAATCAATCAGAGGATGGGCACGAGACCAGATGATGCGCGAGGACTACAAGATTAACCACGTGGCTCCAGAACTTCTCTCTCGTACCGGAATTGACCCAACACAGGTTGCAACTCAGACCGCAAGCCTTGTTTATGACAAAGTAGTCAGCGATAACTGGCAGGAGTTCCAGCGTCAGCTCCAAGATGCTATGCAGCCTGTAAGAATTGCGATTGATGCAATCCAGCAGGAGACCGGCAACGTTCCTATCGAGGACTACGAGAACTACATCCTTATCCAGAACCAATCTTCTTCTCGTTCAAGAGTAGAGATTGACGACTTTGCTCGCAGGTACTACTCACCTATCATTGGGCAGGTCAACAAGATTATCGACACAATTCTTGAGTCTCGTGGATACAACAAGAATGACAGAGTAAAGAGGTCTGAAGTTTACAAGGAGGTTAAAACATACCTTATCGCAAAGCATGGTCTTGAGAGAAATGCTTATTACCAGACTCGCAATACTCGCAGGATTACTGCAAAGACAAAAGCAGAGAGAATCAAGAGCGTGCGTGAGGACCATAAGGATATCGTAGACCAGATTAATAACGACCCTACTCTCTCCCCTTCTGAGAAGGCTAATCTCATAAGACAGGAGAAGAAGAGACGCGATACTCTTATCAATCAAATCCGCGACACAGATTACGAACTTGATGTGCGTGATTACTCTGGACTCACAGCTCTCTTTGGTTTCAGACCGGAGCAGTATCTTGATGCTGAGGCAGAAGCAGAGAAGTGTGTAGAGAACTTTGAAAACGCTATTGCTACAGACGAGTTGTGGGCAAAGATAAAGTCTGCTACAGACAAGACCCTTAGACACAGCTATGAAAGCGGATTGCTTTCTCGCCAGCAGTACAACGACATCAAGAATATGTTTGAGTTCTACATTCCACTCAGAGGCTTTGACGAGTCTACTGCGGAGGATGTGTATGCTTATGCTCGCTTTGAGGGTAATAGATTCAATCCTGCTGTTCAGAAAGCAGAAGGTCGTACATCGCTTGCTAACGACCCAATCGCTATCATCATGAACATGGCAGAGAGTGAGATTGCTCAGGGTAACAAGAACAGAGCAAAGCAGGCTCTCTACAATTACCTCCTCAACAGGTCTGACGGAATGGATAAGCAGAACTCACTCATGCAGATTGAGAGCGTATGGTACGAAAAGAAGACGGATAGAAACGGAAACGAGTTTTATGTTATTGCCGCTCCAGACCATGCAGCAGGCGAAACACTTGAGGAGTTTGAGGAGAGAATGCAGGTTATGGCTGAGGCAGGATTAGCTAAGAAGAGCCAGAAGGGACATGTTGATGTAGGAATGAGATTCCAGAAGCCGTCTAACAAGGATGCCCACTATGTTTACCTCAAGGTGAATGGTGTTGAGAAGGCTATCTACATCAATGGAAACCCTAAGGCTGCTGATGCAATCAACGGAACTTACGCTCCTATGCCAAACAAAGGCATGCAGGCAGTAAAGGATGTTCAGAGACTTGTATCATCAACATTCACAAACTACTCTCTTGAGTTCACTGCTCGTAACTACTTCCGCGATATGGTCTACTCGCACATCAACATCGGTGTAAGAGAATCAGACCCAGCTTACAGGAAGAAGTTCCGTCAGAACTGGAGACACAACAATATGCGTGCGATGCTGAACATGCTCACTGCGTATCGTGCAGGAGAGTATGACGGCAGACCTCTGACAGCAGACGAGGCGGCATTTGTTGAGTTCATGAACAATGGTGGTCAGACCGGATATACTCTTATCAACTCTGTGGAGACTCACAAGAAGGAGCTTGAAAGAGCTATTAAGCACATGCAGAAAGGAATCGTCAAGGGTGGAGTGAAAGATTCTACAATCTTCAGATATACACTTGGTGGTATCGAGCTTCTCAATGAGGCTTCAGAGCTTGTAACTCGATTCGCGGCTTTCAAGACCTCAAGAGACATGGGTAGAGGTATCAATAGGTCTATCAATGATGCCAAGGAGGTAACAGTAAACTTCAACACCAAGGGTGCTCAGGATGGTACCGGCTGGATGGGTGTCGTAGCAAGATACTTTGGAGCAGTTAAATACTTCTTCAATGCATCGGTGCAGGGTGTTCAGAACCTTGGAGCTGCATTCCAGAAAAACAAGCTAAAGTTTGGAGGTGTTGTCGGAGGAACAATCGGGCTTGGAATGATGATGCCAATCCTTCAGGGCGCACTCAGTGAACTGATGGGAGGAGACGAGGATGAGTATTGGAACATCCCAGAGTACGACAGACAGAACAACCTCTGCTTCGTAATCGGAAAGGGTAAGTATGTTAAGCTGCCTCTCCCTATCGGATTCAGAGAGATGTATGGACTTGGAGACCTCATTATTGCTGGGTTTGCAAATAAGAAGTTTGTCCGAAATCCTCTGTCTGTAGGTATGGATGTAGCTAATAAGATTGCTACAATCGTTCTTCCAATCAACCCGCTTGAAGGTTCTGTTAATGGTCTTTCTCTTATAGAGTCTGGACAGGACATGTTGCTGCCGGATGTGACTCAGGGAATTATGCAGAATAGAACAAATACAGACTTCATGGGCAAACCTATTCAGAAGGAGTACACATATAATGAGTATAACCCTCAGTGGACAAAGGCATTTGCTAGCAATCCAGCATGGCTGACAGGATTGTCAAAATGGTGCTATGAACACCTTGAGTACGACGGACTTGCTTGGGACTGGTCTCCAGAGAAGCTGGACAATACATTCTCAAATGCGTTTGGTGGTATTTACTCTCTCCTCAAGAAGACCGGCAGAACAGTGTCTGCAATCTGGAACGAGGATAACAGAACTCTCTCAAACGTTCCTTTGGTTGGTGTGATTGTTGGCTCTAACATTGATGATGACCAGAGGTTTGTAAACTCTGCATACTGGGAGATGGACGAGTATTACAACAAGAGAATCTTCAAGATAAAGAGTACAGCAGCGAACTTTGGTATCACTCTTGACGAGGTATTTGCTAGGTATCCTGACGGAGAAAGAGCTGGTTCGCATCAACCTGCATTGAACAAGATATACAATAGTGATTACTTTGACTTTATGCAGGAGTGGTATCTTGGTCACAAGGGAGAACTTGATGAGTTTGGAAACCCAATAAAGGATGAGAATGGCAACGAAATCCGTGGTCTTAGTAAGATAAAAAACGATATTAATAATCTTGAGAAGAAGATTAAGAAGAATGAGGACGGAAAGGCTACTCCAGAGCAGGATGCAGAGCTTGTTGAACTCAACAACGAGTATGAGACTACTCGCAGAGACCTTGTGAATGATTTGCTAGAATTGGATTAAACTTAGATAAAGGCTATGAATACTTTAAGTCATGAGGATATCCTGAAGATATCCAAAAAGAAAAGAAGGTCAATAAAGACCAAGAAGGACATAGTTGGATTCAATGTGATGGGAGGGGCTGAGTCCTTTCCTATCACAAAAGAATCTACTGAAATCCTTGAAATGGTAGACACTACATGGGCTTCCTTGGCTCCATTCAGAAGACAGACTGAGAGGAGTGACCGCTACTACAAGGGAGACCAGTGGAAAGACAAGGTGGTAATCAAGCACACAGACGGCAAGGTGGAGACTCTTACTGAGGATGAATACATCGAGCGGCAGGGTAAGCCGGCTTTGAAGCAGAACCTTATTCGTCCTCTGGTAAGAAACATCATCGGTCAGTTGCGCCTCAGTCCTTACAAGAGCACGGTGTTTGCTAGAACTGCTGACGGACAGGTGGCTGCTGATATGATGACCTCTGCCCTTGAGGGAGTGCATACCATGAATAACAAGAATGAGAGGGATGCCAGACTCTTTGAGACCTATCTTGTATCCGGTGCTGCTATCTACAACACTGGCTATAAGTTTGACGACGAGAGGAAGATGCCGTACCCTTACTACAACGAGATAGACACATCTCGTTACTTTCAGACTATCTCAGCTCACGATGTGTGTGGTGAGGATGTAGACTTCTGCGGAGATTTCTTTGACACATCTATCCTTGACATCAAGTCAATGTATGCAAAGACACGTAAACAGGAGCAGGAGCTTGAGGAGATTTACGGTAATAGTAACAGACGAGATGCATCATCAAACCTCCAGTTTGTCTCTCCTAACACAGAGAGCGTTTCTCCACGTATCTCCCTTGGCAACGGAGAGTGCAGGGTAATCAGAGTATGTAGAAAAGAGGGACACTGGGACCTCGCAGTACACGATTACAGCGACGCTTCATGGGAGACATATAACCTCAAGACACACCCTAACATCAAGGCTCAGATGGATGCTGAGATTGCCAGAAGAAAGAAGATAGCTCAGGAGCTTGGCTTGGATTACGAGGATGGTTCAAACAGACTGCTCATTGAATACGAAGAGAAACTTGTTACATCTTGGGTTTACTACCACCTCTCTCCTTGGGGGCACATCCTTTGGACTCAGGACTCCCCTTACGACCATAACTCTCACAGCTATGTAGCCAAGTTCTATCCTATGTTCAGAGGACAGGCTTATGGCATGGTGTATGACCTTATTGACCAGCAGAAGGCTATTAATAGGAACTACATCATGCATGACTTTATCACGTCTGCTGCTGCAAAGGGTGTGCTCTTGGTACCAGAGGAAGCAATTCCAGACGATATGGATATCGAGGATTTTTCTGACGAATGGAGCAAGTACAATGGCGTTATCAAGTACAGAGCAAAGGATGGTATCAAGCAGCCTGAGCAGATTGTCGCAAGGAATTTCAATGTAGGTCAGTTCGATATGATTAACCTTCAGATGAAGTTAATGAACGACATCGGAGGTGTACATGATGCTATGCAGGGTAAGTCACTTGGAACCGGCACTCCTTCATCTCTCTACCAGCAGGCAGTGCAGAACTCTCAGACAAACATCTTGGATTATATGGAGTCGTTTGCTTGGCTTCTCATGAAGAGAGATTATAAGATGGTGCAGATTATAAAGCAGTATTATACTGATACCACCCCTCTTCCTTCTTCTGGTAAGAATAAGAATCCGATGACTTACGACCCAGCACTTGTCAGAAACTTTGATTTCTACAATGAGATTTCAAAGGGAAATGATACTCCGGTAGCCCGTATGTATCTTGACACTCTCCTCCTCCAGTTGCTCCAGCAGAAGCTAATTACATTGGAGATGTATCTTGAAGAGAGCACAGCTCCGTTCAGCGATTCTCTTCTCCAGAAGGTAAGAGCAGCACAGCAGCAGGTGGCAGCAGGTCAGATGCCTTCTCAGGAGCAGCTTGCTTCTATGTCAGAGGGCGTTCCTCAGTCTTCAAACGGTGCTCTTGAGCAGCTTCAGCAGATATTGAACAACCAAATGATGTAAAGATATGGACACAAACATTACAAAGACTTGGACTATAGAGATAGATAAGAAAGAGGTGTTTGCAAGATGCACAAACGAGAGTCTCTATCAAGCATATGTCAGAAATCAGGATAATCCTAAAGGAGATAACGTTGTTATCCAAGAGGATGATTATGGTCAGTTCCATGTGTATATCGGTAACGCAATAGCAAACCTTCATGTGCTTCTTGCGAGGCGCATGGAGGACTTACCTGTTACCTCAGGAGACTCTGTTATCTTTATACTTGGAATGCATGATAATCACGATGACAATATGCTCCCGATACTTATCAGCCACTGCTATCAATACTTGGTTAAGCAGGTAATGGAGCAGTGGTCACATGCAGACCATGGCTCTGCTATTGAGAGGCTGGAGATTAATCACTGCTTGCATTATAGGAAGCAGCCGGTTCGCAGGAGAATAGGACCATTGTTTTAATTTACCCAAAATGGGTATTTTATTGACTTACAATAAGGTAGTTTTGTAAAAACTTATGTAGCTATGTTTGGAAATAAAGAAACAGGTAAGATTACCTTTTACTATGACAGCGACAAGCTGTTCAATGATGTAAGCCTTATGTCTGCTTACATGACTAAGAATCTCAAGTCTGAGGCTGGTTCACTCATGGATGAGTTCAACATCTCAGATGACGAGAAAGACATCTATGCAGTGTGTGTTAGACAAACTCTTCCTAACATCTATGAGACTATGATGAAGATTACCTCTGGAGTTGACAGCGCATTTGAGGATGAGGTTGAAGTTTCAAAGAAAGAGGAAGAAGGACTCAAGAGGGAGGCTGGAAAGTACATTGAGTTTACCTTGCAGGATAACGAAGCATACAACGACAACGTGCTAAATCTCGTAGACGCAACCCTCCTCAACTGTCTCAAGCATGGAGTTCTCGCTGAGTTCTATTCAATCTGCGTAAACGGAGAATTGTATAGAATCGCTCAGGACAAGCTTACAACCAGCTTGTTCCAGCTCAAGCAGAGACTCTTCCAGCTCAAGAAGAAAGTTGTTTCTTCTCAGTTGTCATAATGCTCTCTGAGTGTACATCAGGAGAGACCGAAGGCATAGTCAGGCTCTATGAGCATACTTGACTACCGAATCGTTAGTCGGGAAGGTTAGCCTACCTTGCAGTATAAGGGCTAATTAGAATGAGGCAACACCACCAGTTTGGGTTCGGTGTTGCTTCTTTATTGTAGTATCTATAACTCTAACCGGTGGCATAGATTCTATTGCAATATAGTTACCTACGGCAGTAGTATCCTGAATATCGTCATGACATCCAAGCATAGCTTCAATTTGTCCGTCAGCATTTACTGTCAACTGCATTGCTTCATTATAAGCATCCTGAGAGTATTCAACGTACTGACCCTTTCTGATTGAAATAGAGTAAGAGTCATAAGCCTGATACTTTGTCTGCTTGTTCATATGCCAACCAATCTTCTTCAACTGCTTGTCTCTTGTGTTATCCGGTGTTAACCTTCTTACATAGATGTTCTCATAAAGCTCTCCAAGAGTATCAAGAACCGTATAAGAGTGGTCTCCCTCAGCAACATATGATTTGTCCTTCTTCTTATATCTTGTGTCGTAGGTGTTAGACTCTATGACAAGCAAGGCGTTATCATAGTAGGTTGCAATCTGAGCAGCCTTGTATGCCAAGATATCTGGGTCCACATGACCATACCACAACGCAGCTCTTTCCACTGCTCCACATTCATAAGTTAGAGACAATCTATCAAAGACAGATATTACGCTTCGGTCAGATGCTTCGCTCCTACCTCCGACATCGACAATCACAACAAACCTATTCTTATATGTCTTTGATGAATCCTTAAAATCGTCTGGATGAATCCATATCTTTAGTGAATCCTTGATTGCTGAGTTAGGATAGAGCTTGATGTTCTCAAGTGCTCCTTCTCCTGTAAGCGCATCCGCCTTTATCTCACCAATAAAGTTAGGCTTTCTGATATTTGCTTTGAGTGATTCAAGCATTTCATTACTAAAGTATGTTCCTCCAGTTGTCTGGAATGCCTCGTCTGCTGTTGTCGGGTACTCTGACTTCATCTGGAAATCGTTCCAGTTCTGTGCTCGCTGAGTCTCAGCATACCATTTGATTCCCTCCAGCGTTGCTCCCTGTCGCCACTGCCACCATTGATAAGGAGTCATGGTCTTCACAAATCTATCAAAGTGGAGGATTTTGCTCTGGTTAATCTTGTGGTCAAACCAAGCCACGAATACCGGCTGGTATCCTTCGTATCCATTCTCCTTGTTATGTTTAGCTGCAAGATACTGCTCGTGGAAGAAGTTGCCGACACCTTTTGCAGTAGACTCATAGACAATCATTGTTCCCGGTCTGTTAGGAACGGTAGAGTAAACGGTCTGAGCGATGTCTGCACCGGACTTAGTTTTAGTCGCTTTCCATAATCCCACCTCGGAGAAGTGGACCATCGCAAAGTCGTAAGAACGAAGAGCATCCGGTTTCTCTGCTGAACCAATCTGAACTACTGCACCTGTCTCTGGGATAATTCTTGATGTCTCTCTTCCTTCGTGTCTCTTGAACGTTGTTGGAGCATGGAAATCAGGAAGCTCCTTAATCATCTTCTTCATCATGGTTCGGATGTTGACTGCCTGCGATTGGTCGAGAGCGACAATTGTCGTATGCCAGTTGTTATAGTGCATACGCATCATCCAGAACATATATGCAGCAGTAAGCGTAGAGCCTCCCCACTGACGAGATTTTACGAGCACTACCCTACATGGTCGACCTGCAATCCTATCTTCTTCGTACTGCTTTAGGAGAATCCTCTGTCCCCTATTGAGTACAAGCGGAATCATAGCCTTTGTCTCCTTATCCTGAATCCTTATGCATAATTTGGCATAAAACTCAAAATCGTATTTCAATCTGAGCTTAAACAATTCATCTACAAGCTCCAGCTCATTGTCTGCGGTGTCTGGTAGTCCGCAGTCTATAAGCATCTGAGCGACATCCTGCTTTGATGCTCTATACTTCCTAACAAAGTCTGATTTCCACATCTCTTCTGGAACATGGTACAAGATACCATCTATTGTCAATGGTCTTCGCTTGAGCACCTCGTTCTCTTCGTCTCCAATAATTGGGTCATATTCCCTATAGTAAGAGCGTTTGCGCCTTACGTTCTCTGCAATCACTGCATCGTATTCAGCCTTTGGCAATCCGCCATAGGTATAATCAATCTTAAACATTGCACACTTCCTCCAGCACTTTTAATAATTCATTATTGTGGTCAATTAGTTTTTGCATATTGGAGTTAGACTCCCTAAGGACTTCTATCAACCTCACGTTGTCATCAATGAACATATTCCTATCCCCATTGAGAGTTTCGTGGTTTTCATAGATAATGTTTTGCAACCTCTTAGGAGAGATGTTATACCTAAGCTCAACAGCATCAAATGCCAAGTCCTTTGCCTCCTTGTGAGACAAACCGGACGCTTTCTTTAGTCGTAGTACAGAGAAGTATAACTCCACAGCCATCTTGTCTCTGTCAAAGTTCTTACTATAAACACCCATATTCACAATAATTCACAGCAAAAATAATCATAATTCATTGATTTTGCCCATTTTGGGTATCAAAATCTGTGCGAATACTATATTTTCGTTCACAAATAATATAATTTTTGTTATGGACGAGAAAGAAAAATCAATCGAAGCTGGTACAGAGGTAGCTGAAGCACCTAAGCTGCCAGCGTACAGAGAGCGACTGAAGAAGCGTTTTGCTGACCGCGAGTTCAACTCTGATGAAGATTGGGACAATGCCGCAGAGGAGGCATACGCAGAGGACGAGGAGTCTATTAACGTCTTTAAGGATAATAACAAAATCATCGACGAGGTGATTGCATCCGACAAAGACCTCGCTGCAATCATTGCTGACATCGTGGCTAACCACATTCCATTCAGAGCTGCTGTTGCTAAGAGATTTTCTCCAGAGGACCTCGTTGCAAAAGAGGGAGACGACGACTATGACTACTACCAGAAGAGCTACGAGGAAAGAGTAGCAACCGGTAAGGAGATTCAGAGAATCGCACAGGAAAGACTCAAGAATGAGGATGAGGCTTACGATAACATCGACGCTTTCTGCGCCCAGAAGGGCTATTCAGACGAGGATAAGAAGGAGTTCATCGGATTCATCAATGACTTCTACAATTCTCTCTCAATGCGTAAGATAACAAACGACATTCTCCAGACACTTGATAATGCTCGTCACTATGAGGACGACATGGCATCTGCTGAGGAGAGTGGATTTGTCGCAGGTAAGAACGAGAACATTGCTGCCAAGAGAGCTGCTGAAAAGAGCAACGCTGCTGCTGATGGCGTTCCTGTTCCAAGCGGTGCAGGTGCCCCTATTACTGAGGCTCCTACTAAAAAGGCGCACCCGATGTTTGAGGGCATCAAATCCCGTAACCTAGTATAAACTTTCAATTCGATAAGACTATGATTAGCTTTAAGAAAATCATGCCTTGGCTGCTCGGAGTAGTAGCTGCGGCTACCGTAGGAGATGCAATGTCTATCTTTGACAGCATCCCAGTTCTTGAGAGCCTTGTTGATTTCTTCTCACTTGGCTCATTTGGCTCACTTGCAGTCGTTGGCGCAGGAGCAGCAGAGGTTACTGCTGAGGGTGCTAACCCTGCTGGTACCACTGTTGTTTCTACAGATGCTGAGGGCAACGGTGCGAATTATCTCGATGACGACCTTAACCCAACTCTCGTGAAGATTCGTCCTCAGGACTCTCCAATCGACACAATCACTCGTATGATTGGCAACACTGAGAAGTCTGAGTCATGGGAAGCTGGCGGATGGGAAATCGGAACACGTGAGGTTTCTGACACAATCGCTGAGGCTATCTCAGAGGGTGCTACAACTGTTAAGGTTGCAACTCCTGACATGTGGCTCGTAGGTGACACATTCGTTCTCATCAACGACAAGGGTGCTGTTCTCGATTCAGCAAACAAGCCAATCTCATGCCTCGTTACAGCGAAGAGCGGTGCTGTTCTCTCAGTTCAGAGAGTAGGTGCAACTGCCAACACAGCTATGCCTGCTGTATCAATCAGCACAGAGGTTACTGCACTTCGTCTTTCACGTGCTGTGTCTGAGCTTACTGCTTCAGTTACTGGTTTCGCTATCCAGCCTACTGACCGCAAGTATTTCAACCAGACTCACATGTGTCAGGTTGAGGAGTCAGTTATCCACGCTATCCACAAGAAGAAGGTCGCTATGGACTTCTCTACTTACAAGGAGCAGACTCTTTGGGATTTCAAGCGCGGAATGGAGTACGCAAACCTCTTTCAGGTCGGTGGTCTCTCTAAGGACGACAATGGCGAGCTTGTTCACCTTGCAACCGGTATCTGGTGGCAGATGACTGAGCAGTCTACAATCGACTTCTCAAAGGCAATGACTGACGATGATTGGAACGCACTCGGCAAGGACATCTTCGAGGGTAACAACGGTTCAGACCGTCGCTTCCTCCTTGCAGGTCCAGAGCTTATGCTCCACATCTCTAAGGTTCCTGCTTATACTAAGCAGCTTGAGGCAAAGAATACTGAGATGGTTCTCGGTGTACGTGTGTACAAGATTGAGACTCCATTCGGTGAGCTTCTTGTTAAGCCAATGGGTACTCTCTTCGACGGTTACTTCGCTAAGTGTGGTATCGTAGTAGATGTTAACTACCTCAAGAAGTACGTCATGGAGCCACTCACTGCTACTGTCCTTGAGCTTGACAAGACAGGTCAGAGACGAGTTAAGAACGCAGTGCGTATGCACGAGACTTACTCACTCTTCCTTGAGAACCTTCCTGTTCATCGCAGAATCGTTCCTAAGGTATAAGGAAAAGCAACGAGCAAACACATGGGGCGGTGGGGATAAAAGACTGCCGTCCCATTTTAAATTTCAAGATTATGACAATCAAGACATACAGAACAAGAGAGCTGAAGGGCTATTCTTTACATCTCTTTATCGGAGATAGTAACGTAAGAACAAATATTCTTTTCAAGAGGGGCTGTACCCTTGGTTCTACAGCTACATACACTACATCGAATCCAGAGATTCAGAATGCACTTGAATCGCTCAGCGAGTTTGGTCCCACATTCTACATTGAGAAGAAAGTAGTAGTAGAGGATGCATCTCCTGTAGTCAAGAAGCCAGAGGTGAAGCCAGAGCCAGTAATAGAAGAAGAGAAAGAGGTTGTAGATATCCTTGACGCTCAGACATTCAAGAACCTTGTTGAGCTTAGAAACGCGCTTGCAGACAAGGGAATTGATGTATCTCAGATTACCAATGTCAAGGCTGCCGAGAGCATCGCAAAGAAAAATGGATACAACTATACAATAGAAAAGAACGCATAGTATGACACGTGAAGAACTCATTAAGAAGGTCGCACTGAAGATGGACGAGATTTCATCTTCTGACGACGTTATCATACCGGTAACTTCTGGTGACAATAACCCATTATACACACAGATTAACAACCTGCTTAATGAGTCTGTCAACGACGTTTTAATGAAGGCTCCCATTTACCGTCTTCATTCTCACATAGGCTCTGTTACTACGTGTTCTGAATCCAGTATTTTTAGTAATACAAGAAAAACTGCTGTCATACGTATCCCTGATGATTTCGTTAGACTGGTATCAATTTCAGATGCACTTTTCCAGCGTCCAATTGTAGACTTGGCAATGAAGGGGGACGATACCGACAACAAGCAGCACAATAAATTCCTTGTTGCAAAATTGGCAAAACCAGTCGCAGTAATCAGTGGAGACGCAGAAGGACGGTCAATAACATGCTATTCTTATGACGTGAATGCGTCTCCTTCTCCTACGCTCTTGTATATAAAAAGATACGACAACGTCAAAGACCCTAGTGAAGAGACTGACCTTGACGGATATATGGTAGATATAGTTTCTTGGTTGTGCGCAGGAAAAGTGTTTGCCGCTCGGGGTGATGTAAATAAAGGCAAGATATGCGATGACAACGCAGCATCATTAATGATATAAAACACACGCACCATGCAAACTATTGAAATAAAATCAGGAACAAGCGCAAGCATTTCTATATCTCCAAAAATCAACGGTGTTGTTGTTACTCCAGAACAGCTTGTTGGTGTAACTATATATGTGTTTTTTGTTTATCAGTTTACGAACAGAATATACAAAGAACCATACGAGTTGAAGTATGGAAATTTAACAATATCATTAACCCCAAGGCAAACTGTCGAAATGCTCGGAACTGCTGAGAACAATCAGAAGTTTGAGGTGCAATTTGCCATTAAAAATGCCGACGGCGATATAATAGCAGATAACGGAGAAGCTAATTTAGTTGTTAACATTATAAGGTGGGAGGCTGGACAATGGCTCAGTCAGCAATCAACGAAATAGGCGTAGACCTTGTAAGAAGCGAATTTGAGGTAAACGCAAGTTCGTCTCAAATAGGCTCTTGGTCTCTCGATTGCGATATTAGAGTACAAGACTCCGATACCGATATTCGAGAGATAAAAGTCAATGACATTACTCTGTCTGGTGATTTTACGACAGAGGAGTTTTCTGTTGAAATTAACACAAAAACACAAAACAACACAGACATAGACATTGACTTTATTGTTGGCGGTATCATAGGCTCTGGCGTTACCGATGACCTTAATGCGGTTAAAGAAAGCCTCTCTGATATAAATGAAACAATTAAAGGAATCAGCGAAGAGTCCAGCAACATAAAGGTAACAATAAATGGCATACAGTCTCAGGTTAATACTGTGGAATCAGAATTAACGAACAAAGCTGATGCTGAGACGATTGTACAGATTGGAGAAGATATAACAGAGGTTCAAAAAACCGTAGCGGAGCAGACATTAAAAGTAAGTAGTATTGAGTCAGAGATATCAAACAAAGCGTCTTCTGAAAGTGTCACCGTTATTGCCAACGACCTAATCCTCACAAACAATGCAATAGCAGAACAGAGCCTTAAAGTAAGCGACCTTGAATCTCAAATAGAATCAAAGGCATCCGCATCTTCTGTAACAACGTTAAGCGATGAGTTAAGTATTACTAACGAGTCTCTTGCAGAACAAGTGCTTAAAGTAAGTGTTCTTGAGTCTGAAATATCTTCTAAAGCCAGCACGGAAAGCGTGTCTCAAATAGGAGATAGCCTTACTCTTCTTGGGGAAACTGTGGCTGAGCAAGTGTTAAAAACGGATGCTTTAGATGCCTCGATAAGTACGCTGGTTTCAAAAGAGATATTTGAAGCTAAAACAGGAGAAATTGAAAGTAGCTTCACTGAGATAAACCAAACAACAGAGGCAATCCAAACAACTATTAAAGACCAAAGCGGCTCAATTTCTTCCTTAATAGAAAGTGTAAATGGTCTTTCTGTTGGAGTCGGTAAAATTCAAGATGATGTAGATACACTTCAATCTAGTGTAGAAAGCAACAGCAAGTATATTGATGACATAGTAAAAGACAATGTTCTTACTCCAATCGAGAAGGAGCAGTTGTTTGAGATATATAGAAGCATTGCTCGGGAATATGATGCCACAAAAGGAAACGCATATAACTACAAAATATGGAGGTATAAGGAAAACTCCAATATAGAAGAAGCCGGTCTAAACGGTAATGACGGAAGATATGAGTTGTATGTGTCTTTTAAGAGTGCGTATAATGTTATCTCCGATGTTTTTAATCTTAATGAGTGGGGCTTTGACAAGATGGATGAGACAACCACTCTTTCCGAAGAATACACCATTTCTCTTTTAAAAAAGTATCTTGACAATTATTATGAAGCATATGGTTTATTGACAGAAGCCTTTTCTTCAATAACTGCCGCGATAGAAGATGCTCAAAAAAGAGCAGGGCGGACGCTTGAAGAACTTACCGGAGTTCTTAGTCCAGAAGAAATGTACACCCAGATAGGAAAGGGTGTTGTTTTGTCGACTATAATTGCAACGAGGGATGTAGACGGCAACATTACAGCCGGCATGAATGCCTCCTCTTCTCAGTCAGACACTTCAGAAGAAAATCATGGAAGAGTTGTTTTTGTTGGAGGAGCAAAAGACATAGATGACTTTAACAATGCAGCGTTTGTTGTTTATGAGGACGGACACGTAAAAATGCAGTCCGCACTTATTAGCGAGTACGCAAGTATTTCCGCTCTTCAAATGGGATTGGATGAAAAAACAAACGTAAAAGACTTTCAAGACCTTTTAATCGTTGTTAACAATATTGTAAAAGCATTAGAGAAAATGTGGCATATTGAAGGCGACGACATTGTGACAGACTACAATATTGTAACAACAGGTGAAATCTCCGCAGGCGGAGCAGGCACAGAAAGCGGAGAAGGCGGAGGAGGAACATCAACAGGAGATTATAAAATGTATCATCACCCACAAGATGAAGCCGCATCCGTGTGGCGAGTAGAGCATGGACTCGGAAAATTCCCCAATGTAAGAGTCCTCGATAGCAACAAGGAACTATGCTACGGAGATGTGCAGTACATCAATACTTCGGTACTCACAATTACTTTCGGAGCACCATTCTCAGGGGACGCATATTGTGATTAATAAATAAGAAAGATATGGCAGGAATTAAACTAAAGAGCGGAGCAGACTTCTGCAACTTCCAAGCAACAAGAATGTGTCTGCACAACGACTCAGCAGACCCAACATCGGACTTCGGTATTGGTCGCATTTATTTCAATACCAGTACTTCGGTAGGTTCAGGTAAGCATGTGCGCATCTATGATGGAGATGCATTCCGTAGCCTTGCGTATTATGATGAAGTCGATAGTCGCATCAAGACCATTGAGGATATGCTTTCCGTTGATACCGCTGAAGGAGTGGTGTCAACATGGAACGAGATTCAAGCGTTCCTTGATTCGGTGCAGGAGGGAACTGACCTCATGGAATTGCTGAATGGCAAGTTGAGTACGAAGGGTGGAACGATAGAGGATAATGTCAACACCCCTCTTACTATCAATTCAACAAGCACAGCAGGAACTGTAGGTCTTTCATTTAAGAAGAATGGTGCTGAAAAGGGATGGGTAGGCTATACCGACAATCAAGGAATGTCCATATATCAAGGTGGGAAATACCTTGGAATAAAGGAAGGAGTAGCACATTTTAATGGTAACGCCCTCCTCACATCCGCAGGTGGAACGATAACATCCTCGTCAACACCATTAACTATTGATAGGACAAGTGGTAATCCTGTTATCATGTATCGAGTCGATGGCACTGAAGTCGGAGTTTTAGGATTCGATACAGATGGAAATTTAACCGTAAATCCAAATAGAAAAACAAATTCTAACTATTATGATGTCCTCCACTCTGGCAATATCGTAAGTTATAAGGCAGGAGACTCGTATAAGTTAGGAGGAAAAACTCTCTCTTGGGTGCGAGCCAACGGACTTAAATTCAGCCGTGTGAAGAATGCAACTGCTGCTGATAAAGCAGATGCTAATGCTGACCTTGCAGGCGGTGGAATGATTTATTGTTATTCGGGACTTGGCAAAGACCTTATAACAAACGCACCTTCTGATATGAAGTATGGTCATGTTTGGCAAATTGGTTCAGGAGATGGAGATGCTTTGGACGGTCAGTTAGCTTGGGATGTTAATCACGGAAGTACCGAAGATGTAACGCATAAACTATGGTGGAGAGCAAGAGATAGTTCCAATGGTTGGACTTACGCAAAGTGGCATCAGATAGCATTCACGGATTCTAATGTGGCAAGTGCTACCAAACTTAAAGATGATACTGCATTTACCATTTGGGGCAACACTTTCTTTCAGAGTGGTAAACCGAAGAATGTAAGTGGTCATTTACTCCTTAATAATGCGACTTACATAAGGTCTTACCTCGCTGACAAAGAATCAACAGCAAGTTTGTTTGGAATAAACGCAGGCAATGCTTTGCTGATTGGTTATGGGCTACAGACATCGGGTGAAGTTGGTCTCTACGGAAAAAGAATCTATCTTGCTCCTAATGGTGAAGCTATTAGGATGCTCATCAATGAGTCGGGCAATGTCGGCATCGGAATTGTTAACCCTACCGAAAAGCTCCATGTTGTCGGCAACCTCTATGTCACAGGTAACATCATAGCCGATGGCGAAGTCAGCGCAGGCGGTGCAGGAACTGAAAGTGGAACAGGTGGCGGTGGTACATCGGGAGGTGGAGATGCGCTCATCTTCTCACAGGAGTTCACTCCAAGCACTCAGGTGGTATCAATCGCACATGGACTCTCAGCGACTAAGGGAGTGATTGTGCAGGTATGGGAGCAGAACGCAGACGGACAGTCATGGAGTGTAGTGCTTGTGGACATCGAAGAGGTAGACAGCAACAACATCAAGCTCAACTTTGGTAGAACGGAGACAACCTTGCACAAGGTGGTAGTAATGGGATAGTGATATGAAACACAAGGGTGCAAATACAAGACAAGGGGACATAGGGGCATTGCTCCTTGTCCACCTTCAGCTCATTCAGAATTACGCCAACGCATCATCGGGCGTAGGTCAGAGCGCTATGGACAACGCAGGCTTGACTACCGATGTGGTTGCGGAGGTTGTGAAAGGCAGATATGCCTATGCTCAGAACCGAAATGTAGCATTGGCAGGTAGTATCGGAATCTGGACAATCACAGCTCAGATTTACAATCTTACCACTTACATATGGCTTCAGCGAGGCGATGGTGCAAAGTTTGAGTTGAAGTATGAGTCTAACACCTCACTTTGGAAAGTGACATATACAGCGGGAAGCGTAAATTACTTATAATATATGGCATACGATAAAGACAAAAGGAAACTCTACACCACAACGGATTCAAGTGGTAAGAAGATAGGTATACCCCTGTGGGAGATATACGATTGTCTGCGCTACAACAAGGTAGACCAGAGGGGCAATCGTAACCTTGGTATGGTCATCAAGAATGGCAATATCAACCTCGATTCTCTTTTCAGACCTTACAAGACTTCAAAGCCAACCTTGGGAGAGGGTGTATTCAAGAGTGGAGGAGAAGATGGATTGTACGGATATATTATTCCTATGACCGAGAATAACAATGTAGCAGACCTTTGGCGTAAGACCTGGAGCCACAAGGAAAGACCTGACAAATACTTCAAACAGGACATGTTTGATGGTTATTGGCATCTTGCGTCATTCGTTCAGTATCCGTTTGGAATAAGGAAGAGTGAAGCAGGAGATAACTACTCGATTGAATATTTCAGCAATAAGGTAAACGATGGTTCAGTATGTCCTGACAATATGGAGATATTTAAGACATACTATCCTGCGTTTCAGATTTTTGAGGAAGAGTATTCGGGACAGCCTAAGTCTACTCCTATGTATAATTGGTGTGGAGAAAGACCGCTTGGACAAGGTGTAAGCGGAATGCAACCTATTGACTTAGGATTTGAGGAAGGCAAGTCTTATTTCCTTATCCCATTCCTTTCTCAGTATAAGTTCACATCACAGGCAGGAGATATGGGAACGCTTACGGGAAAGAAATATTGCCTTATCTACAAGGACTTCAAGGTATCGGATTGGACACTTGGTTATCTCGCACCGGAGAATATGTACTCATTGGTATTCGACTCCTTCTCTTTGGCAGGTGCATATGGTGCTCAGGTGGCGTTTACGGTCAGCTCTGAGAGAAAGAATTGGCAGGCAGTCCCATACGGAGGTTATCGCATATTCACAAAGGTAAATGGAGTGGAGACGGTATGGAAAGAGAATTGGAACTCCTATGATTTCAAGTATAATGCCCTTAATGCTGATGACACATACATTCAGATTGATGCGGGTACATCCCATCAGAGGTCTATTCAGTTGAGTTGGGGAGGCGAGTCCCTTCCAAGTTCTGCGAATAGAATACAAGTGAGGATATTTGATCCAACACATAGTTCTTACGAATGGATACAAGAATTTGAGTTATAATATGAAAAAGACAATAGCAATGTTGCGACTCATAGCAATGCTCGCAACCTACACCATCAGCTCGGCAGGCGCAATCGGATTCGGAGACTACAAAGGACAGCTCATATACACCATCTTTGGTGTGCTGAACTTTATGCTCGGTGCTTATCGGGTATGGAACTATGTAAAGGATAGCGGAATGCTCACAGGGAATATTCAATAACATACAATACAACAATTATGAAAAAGACAATCACAAGACATCATGCGGACTTGATGTTCCGCGTAATCGGAAGGCTTCCGCTCGGCAATCTGGACACCGAACTCATTGAGGCTACAATGGACAATATGACTGCATTCGGTGCGGTATCGGAGGAGATTACGAAGATGACAACCGAACTTTCAAAGAGGCTCTTTGATGGCATAGAGCAGGAGAAACTGAAGGAATACGATGAGATGGCGCAGAAGGAGGGAGTGACCGATGATGCGCTCAAGTCAGCCTTCCCCGACCTCTATCCACTTGCAGTCAAGCAGGGCAAGGTGGTGGCATCCATTCGCAACAAAGAGGTGGAGATGGAGATAAAGGAGATGGACAAGGATGCGTTCATCAAGGGAGTGCTTGCAGGCAAAGCGAAACTCTCAATCCGTGACTTCGACATCTTTGAGCCTATGTTCAAGAAAGCGGAGAAGGCGGAGGAGGAAGACTTCTCGGAGTTGGATGAACTGATGAAAGATTAACCCTTTAAATCATATCGGATATGGAATTTGTAAAGACAAGAAGCACTCTCTCTGAGTCAATGGAGTGCGTGGAGAACGGTTACAAGGTAACTGTGAATGTGAGCCTTGAAAAAGGCGTAATCAAGAGCATCAACGGAAGCATCGCCCCTGCTGAAGTACCAGAAGGTCAGTATGTGGAAGGTGTTTACTTCAATGCCTACAAGCGAGGCGAGGAGTGGCGCACCGATGTAGGCGAGGTTTCGAATGCAGAATACGCAAAGGTAACTGCCCTTGCTATCGAATCCGTAAACTATGTGGTAGCGCAGTACGAGGCTGAATAGAGTGAACTCCTCATCGTATAGTATATGATATAGTATATGGTGGGGAGTATTCTTAATTCTTTCCAAAACTTAACAAATTAGAAAGCATTAGAAAATGGAATGGGGAACAATAACAACTCTTGTAGCGGAGGTCTTGTTCGGTGGTGGACTTCTTGCCTTTGTCACAATCAAGGACAAGAAGACTTCTGCTATCCTTGAGAACATGCAGAAGGTAATCGAGGAGGAGAGGGATTTGGCTAAGGACTATCGTGCAGAGGTGGTATCACTAAAGGAAGAAATCAAGCAGAAGGATGCGGTAATCAGGGAGAATGAGTTATACATAAAGGAGCAGCATAAAGAAATGAGTGACCTGCACGAAAAGCTCGACAAGGCAAACAGCAGGGCGGCTGTGAACAAGTTACTCAAATGTCAGGAGATAGGATGCAGTCAGCGCAGACCTCCCTTGGGAGAGGGTGCTGCGGACACCTTCAAGCAAATCAGAAACGGAAACTTAGGTGATGAAAGCAACGGGTAAAGCAATCTACGAAACGAGGGATAAGCAGCTTATCCCTCTGGATGATATTCAGCATATCAACGGAAGGTACAACGAGGCTATGAAGGATGGATACCAGACCTTGACTATCTTGTACAAGGATGGAATGAAAGTGACCATTCCTGCTTCGGAGTACGATAGGCTGTGGAAAGCATGGGAGGAGAGGAAGAATGGAAAGCACTAAGATAAGCAAGAACTTCACTTGGTCTGAGTTTACCAAGAGTGACACCGCATCCCGACTTCACATCAACAATGCCATTACCACATGGGAGGTAAGGGATAACATCAAGGCATTGGTAGAAGATGTGCTTCAACCTTTGCGTGATGCTTGGGGTGGACCGCTATTCATCAACTCAGGCTACCGATGTCTTGAGCTGAACGAGGCTGTAGGCGGTGTTCCGACAAGTCAGCATGTCTTGGGAATGGCTGCTGATGTGGGCGTGACCGACCCTTATGCTTTGGCAAAACTTGTTAAGAGGATGAGGTTAGATATAGACCAAATGATTATTTATCCCGACTTTTTACATTTGTCATATAGGAAGGATGGATGTAATAGAGGTCAGATTCTCTACAACAAGAGGTGGAAAGGTCCAAAGGATTTATGATGCACATGTACAATTACAAGGTGTTTCGGGGCGTGTGAGACTTGGATTCGGAGCACGCCCTGTTTTATAGCATAGTATTTGAAGTTCATTGACATATTGGAATTACCGCTATCAATCACTAAAATTCTATTATTATTTGGATAATAGTAGAAATTTAGTTACTTTTGTGTCGGATTTAAAATTATATAAGTATGGCACAAAAAGTGAAAGAGGTTATAGACCTGCTTGAGGAGAATGGGTGGAGATGTGTCAGAATCAATGGTAGTCATAGAATCTTCACAAAAGAAGGGGCGAGACGACCCATTGTAGTTCCAAATAAGTTAAGTAATGACTTGCCTATAGGAACATTAAAATCCATTCTAAGGGAGGCGGGGCTTGAATAGCCCCCACCCTTTTAGAAGATACAACTAACAAAACTATATCATGAACACACAAGTAAAGGTAATCATCGAGCATGCAGGAGATAATTTTTCTGCCTATGTCGCTGATGTCGACGGAATCGCAGTTACGGGTGATTCTGTTGATGAAATTAAGACATTTATGTATGAGGCTATTGAGGATTACATCCAAACTTGCAAGGAGCTTAGTCTTGACACTCCAGAACAATTTAAAGATGATTACGAATTGACATTTGAATTGGATGTATGTAGCTTATTGAAGATTTATGATGGTATATTCTCTAAATCTGGACTTGAAAGGCTTACTGGTATTAATCAGAAACAACTATGGCATTATGCAAACGGAAAGAGCAAGCCTAGACAAGAACAGAGGCTAAAAATAGAAAAAGGTCTGCATCGTTTGGGAAAAGAATTAATATCATTACATTTGTAGTATAATTTTAAATCCATAGCTGAGAAGCTAAATTGCACTTGCGGTAGATTCTTCGGAATTTGCCGCTTTTTTCTTATCTTTGTAATGCTTCTACAAGGAGAGGGAGAGATTATTTGATAGCGGTAGTTCCAATGGGATTACCGCTATTTTTATGAAGAAAGAAATAATCATCGGAGTGTTGCTGCTCATCCTCGGCTTTGTGATAGGAATCCTCTGCCGACCAAACCATTTTCGTGACACCGCGGATATGGTCAAGGATACGCTTGTAATCTACGATACAGCGAGGTATTCGAAATTGGAACTAGCAAGCAAGTCTTACAGGTTGAGTGTTCCAAAGATAGAAAGCCCATCCTTGGTCTACATCCCTGCCGATTCCACTATTATTATATACCGCGACAGCATCCGATATGTTACACTTCCAAGGCAATATTTCTTCACAAGCACGGATGATGTGGAAATCTGGCATTCTGGCATAGATAGCACGATAGATTCGTTGAATGTTGTGCGGAAAACGCAGGAAATCACAAACACCGCTCAAACCGTGACAAAACGGAACGCCTTGGGAATAGGCTTGGACATGAACTACACCAATCATCCGTATATACCTATATACCTTGAATACTCCTATTTGTTACATAGAAATGTAGAATTTTCTGCAAGGTTGCAATACGATTTGCCAAGTCAGCAGATAGGATTCGGATTAGGAGCAAAGATTAGTATTGGTTGGTAGCATATTATTTGCTATCTTTGCAGAAATCACATAGAGCGACTAGTTCTATGATTTATCATTCTTGCACAAAATGATGAATAATTGGAGAGTTTACCCGCCAGTAGCTCTCCTTTTCTTATGAGCAATATCTTTAAGTCACTACTCATCGTAGTGGCTTTTCTGTTTGGTATAGTTTTGGTAATGGTAACAAAAACTTCGTAGAGATGTATAAGATGCAGATGTTTCAAGACATGCTTAAAGCAGTTGTAGAAGAGACCGAGGTTAGTCCAGAACTAATTTTATCCGGTTGTAAGCAGGAGGATGTTATAGATGCTCGGTCTGTTCTTATAAGGCTCATGAGAGACATGGGGCTTTATCCAATGCAAATCAGCAAGATTTCCGGTCTTAATTCAAGGAGCGTGAACTTGTTTTTGCTGGGCTTTCAAGAAAGAATAAATTCAAGGAAAATTATGAGAATAAACTACGAAAGATTGAAGAGTAAACTGGGAATATCGTAGGAATATATTCCTTTATAAAGGGGCGGATATAAAGGAACTTTGTGGGCGTGATAGCAATGGAGCTGTCACGCTTAAATTTTTTGTTTTATGTCACACATGGTAAAGACAGCAGACGGATATGAAGTTAAGGTTCCGTCTCAAGGTCAGGTAAATTTCAACACCGTGGGCGCAGCCGGCGGTATTGGATGGATTGCTGAAAAGACCGGCATCCTTGGTAATGGTTGTGGAGGTGGTCTCTTCAACTGGGGCAATCGTAATTGCTCGGGTCCTTATTCTCCTGCGGACATGCCAGTATCTCGTTACGAGATGTCTATGGAGAATGCTTTGGCACAGAAGGACACAGAGATTGCTCTGTTGAAGTCTAACATCTACACAGACTCAAAGATTACAGACGCATACAAAGACCTTCGTGGTCAGATTGCGGTTCTTCAAGACTTTGCTGCAAAGCAGTCTGTACAGAATCAGGCATTTGTTGATTCTTTTGCAGATGTACGCAAAGACATTGACTACAAGGTACAGCTTGAGGCTGAGAGAAGGTCGTGCGCAGATTGCAAGATTGTAAACTACGCAAACTCAACCTTTACTCCCAAGCTCATTACTGACTACACAGCCAGTACAACAAGCGCAGTTGCTCAGGTCTATAATCCTCTTGCCTGCGGAAGTAGCTGTGGCTGCGGAAACATCTACTCAGGTTCTGCGCAGTAAACGCAAAAGGCGTAAGTCTAATTCTGGGGAGGAGTAATCCTCCCCCTTTAAAAGAAGAAATGATGACCAATATAGACAAAGTAAGCCTCGCTGTTAGCGAATGGACATTCAATGTAGTGAAGGCGTTTCTTCCTCAGTACAAGATTCCAGTAGGGGGAAAGTTGGGTGGACTCATGCAGATTCTCGGTCAAGACCCTGCTACTTATAGTATATGGAATGAGCTTGGTTTCCTCGCAGAGCCTTTAATCCAGACAGTAGTCACTCCCACTGTCCATAAGATGTTAGGGGGAATACCTGACGAGCAGGTACCAGAACTGGCGAATAAGTTTATAGACTCCTTCATTGCGAGAGCAGAGGAGAAAGGCTCGGTCAATCTTTTTGGATTAGAGTTAGGAAAGCCCTCATTCGAAAGGTTAAAAGAAATATTAAATAGTAAAATAGAATCGTAATATGGGAATGAATTATAGAGAAATGGTAGACCTTGCTAAAAAGGCTGGCGTTACCAATGAGCAAACAATGTGGGAAAGCATAAATAGCTTTTCTGAGTTGCTCGAAGAACTCAAGGAATCGCATCCACAGATGTACTGGGACTTTATGCGAAAGCAGCATGGAATAATGTTTCACAATCATTATGACGAAGCCTTTGCGATGTATGATGTATCAAAGATGCGTTATACTGACAAGAGCGGAGAAAAAAGGCAAGGGGCATATTGGACTCCAGACCAGATAGAATTAGAAACCGCAGGCATGAAGTTCCCTCAGGGAACAACAAAGTGGGATAAGTTTGTTGCATTTAATGCTGCTCATTCAGATTTCTGCAAAGACTTCGAAGATGCAGATATACTGAAGATAGGATATGCCTTCTTCTTTGCCGACGAAGACTGGGGATGCGACACAAAGATTTGGGAGTATATGTCAAATAAACCTCACAAACACGACTAACATGGAAACATTGGTAGATTTAAGATTGCAGTCAGTAAGGATTGCCGCATCTTTGAGGGACGTAAGCTCAGAGTGTGTGATAGATGTAGCAGAAAAGATTTATAAATACATCAAGAGAGATGCTCAATTACCGGAATCGGTAAGCATGGAAGAGTTAGTTAAGTCTATAGTTGATGCGTCTTTTGTTAATAAGGAAAAAGATTTAAAGACCCCGCCTTCATTCTTAGATAAAGACCTCGTTGTATGTTACGACTAAACAACAAACCCTGCCACGAAATCTCATCGGAGCAGGGTGCTTTTCATTCTACCTCCTTTTCTTTTAGTTTATCAAACAATCTTTCTGCCATTTCAATCCCTTCGCTAATTGGGTCGGTAGCCTTACCAATCAGTCTTGTTGCAAACACAAGCGAGGAAAGTCTAATGAAATCTAAATCAGTCATTATTTAATCATTAAAGGTACTATCACAAAAGCATATATTATGCCAAAAATATTTTTTCAAAAGACAACTTATCTTTACGTAGTAAAAAAGTCGTTATTTTTTAGAAACTTAGCGTTTTCTTCCTGAGTAATACGTAGGTATGTCAAAAATACCTGCTCAGTCTTGTGTCCTGATATCATCATGCATCTGTAGATGGGGATTCCTGCCTTGTACATATTGGTTAGACCGGTTCTTCTCGCGGTATGTGATGATACCAGCTCCCACTTCTTGTATCGCTCCTGCTTTCCACTCCTGCGAACCAGCACGTTTTCGCTGATGCCGGCTTCCTTGCAGACCTCTTTGATGTGTGCATTGAACTTCTGTCCGGAAATCTTAGGCATAGTGCCACCATACTTATTCAGTATCTCCAAGACCCTTGGGTGAGCCGGTATATCAACCGGAGCCTTACACTTCTGAGTAATGAAATGTATAACTCCGTCTGTTATATCTCCCATAGACAAGCGTGAATAGTCGCTAAACCTCATGCCGGTATGACATCCAAGAATGAAGATGTCTCTAACTAAGGCATGGTTGCCACAGAGAGGAAGCTGAGCCACCTTAGTAACCTCTTCGTTTGTGAGGTACACCGCATCCACCTGCTCCATCTCCTTGCGGAATGAGCGAAAGTCCTCGTTCTGGTGTAGCTTATTCTTAAATGCTTCGTTCATTGCAGCCTTGATGAACTTAACATGAGAGCCACGTGTATTTGCACATAGATTCCTCTCGCTCATCCATTCAATAAATTTCTCGCAAAAGGCGTAGTTTATGTCGTCAAAAGTAGGTTGTTTTGTATCAAAGTACTTTAATAATAAATTATAGGTATATACCTTAAATCTATTATACCTGCTCTTGGTTGTTTCTGTCGAAGCCCACTTTCTGAAATATGGCAAAAAAAACTTGCTATTATCCTTATCAACTTTTGCTGGTACTGTAACATTGATAGCCTCTATAACCTTTGCTCTAAACTGGACCAACGTATCACCTGTTACCTCGGCTTCTCTTGTTAGCAGCTCCAGCTTAGACTTAATAAAACTAAGTCTTGCGTTAAGTGTTTTGTAGTAAGGATTGGCTTTTGTGAATACATACTTGTCTTTGTCAAAGGTGGCGGGGTCTTCTCTAAGTTGGAGCGAAATCTTTTCTCGTTTCCCATTTTCCCTAAGTACGAGATAAAGTAAAGACTTCTGCTTAGCATCTTTAAAAACGAATGTGTAAGTCTTCATGGCAGTTGGTTTATATAATGTAATTCTATATCTTTGCCGTGGGTCATACCACAGGTTCCAGTAGAGGGTTGTAAAACAAGGGGACGCAAGGGGTTCGTCACAGGGGACAAAATTAATAAAAAATATTCCAACATTCAAAACCGAACATTGGAATATTATTGGATTAAGGTTATCAGAGTGAGGAATTTGGAAAATTTTAGTTACTCATTCTTTTCCTTATTTTTGCTTATTTGTACCCCCATGCGGAATCGAATACCCTTGAGTATCAGCGTATTACTGGTCAGGGGGCGCGACGGGGTGCCATTAGATTAACTTTATTTTCCGTTGGTTACTGCTACCAACAAAGGATATCTCCGTTGTTTTTAATTCTTCGATGAATGGACCATCTACAAGCACGTCTATGTAAGGGAGTATCTGACTGAGCCAAGCATTATCAAGTATCTCTTCGTAAGTGAATCCCGTGTAGCACCAGATGGTCTTGCCGGTCTCAGCCTTGATTCGCCTTGCCAACTCCGTTACCGCATCACATTGATAGAGTGGGTCTCCACCTGAGAATGTCACGTTGGCAAATTCATCATCCTTGATTATATCCATAAGGTAATCAAGTGTGACCTCATACCCACCATTCATATCCCACGACTGAGGATTGTGACAACCCTTGCAGTAATGCTTACATCCGGCAAAGTAGATAGATGTACGGAGTCCTTCTCCGTCAGCCGTTGTCTCTTCTATTATGTCAAGTATTCTTGCTGTCATCATAATTTTATCTTCAATTCTTCTTTAGCAATAGCAGACACGAGGTTTTGTAACTCATGCAAATAGGTAAACTCTCCGCTTCCTATTGAGTCAAACGCATCATTATCAACATGCAAACCGAACTTTCTATCGCTATTGCAATATAACTCATCTGGGTAAACATCAAGTTTGTATTTGCCATTCTTATCCCAATAACGCCAAAACTTCCATGGTTCTCCCTCAGTCGTGTCTTCCTCAAATCCAATCTTCTTCAGCAACGCTATTGTTACAGGGATACCTTGCAACTCATCTGGAGTAGACTCCCAAGGGTCGGCTTCGCTACCTTCAAAATTCAGGTACACATAGTCCTCTCCTACGGCTTGTACCCACATCGGAAACTGAGTGCATTCTCCATCGTACACCCAGTTTCCTATTCTCAAATCACGAACATTAATCATATTAACAAGGGCTTGTATTAACTTTCTTTTCCTTCAGCTCAAGATACTTGTCGAGATACCATTTCATCTTACCAACCTCCTGCTCTTCCTTGTCTTTATGTCCAAGCCTCCAGTCGTACTTAAACACACTGCACTCACAAAATGCCCTTACCTTTTCTATCCCCTTTGCAGCAATCATGGCATCAATACATTCTATCTCACCCTGATTATAGTGAGCTGGGGAATTAACCATTTCCTTCTCCATTACATCTTCATTTTAAAGTGTGATATAACCTTGTTCTCAAATAGCGGATTAGGAGATGCGTTCCTGCGCATTGTCGTAAATACCGCCTTGTACATCTTCTCTGCATCTGCTGCGTTCATATAGTTCTGGAGCAACCTTACAAACTCTTTTGACTTAGCATCAAAGCCATCAAACGCTACTACTTTTCCTTTATCGTTTTCATCCAGTCCTATGCCCCACGTTGCGTTGTTTATCTGAGGCTGTATCATATATTCAAAGAGGGTGCTGGCTCTCTTTACCGTCTTGCAGTATTCGTTCAATCCTTTGAGGAGAGGATTCTCAGTAGTGTTATAGCCGTGCATTATATATGCAGATTTGATTCTATCATAAACGTGCAGCACTACGCTCTGGGTTGCATTAGCAATTAGATACATCAGCTTCATCTCCTCTGGAATAGAAGAATTATCTATGTCTTTGTGAATTTTCTTTAGCGTTTCCTTATCCATGTCTTAATATTCTTGTGTTTATGTCTTGTGTATACTCTATCCACCATGCAAAGAGCAGAGCGGCAGGTTCCGTAAAAAATTTACGGCTTTTTCTTTTTGTTAAATTGAGTTCATACCACTCAACTTCATACTTTCTTTTCATGTTCAGATTGTTTTCGTTTGTTTATGTCTTCTTTCCACTCGATATTCTATGCACACATCGTCAGCCTTCGGGTCTTTGCAGGCATATCCATTGTAGATGCAATGCTCGCAATCCATATTCTGGAAAAAGGGCATATAGTATTTGTAGTCCTCTCTTGGAAAGCCATTGATGGCTATCTTCATGTATTCTTGTATCGTCATATCTCCATCTTCTTTAAGTATTCATCAACCTCTCTTTCCAACTCAAGCATTCTGATATGCCAAAAGTCTATATCTTCAATGTTGTCAGTACTAACTGAGATATTGAAGGCATCCTGTGCTTTTCGCATCCGCTTGACGAGGAAGACAAACACCTTGTAGTCTTTCTTAGTCATTTCTCAATCAATTTAAATTCAATCTTTGTCAACTCTAATGCCTTTCGTAAAGTGTCGATACTAATACTATCTTGTCTGTCGGCATGGATAGTAATATGTGCTTCATAATTACTTACATCATAAGTCCATTTGAACAAGTTGCAATAACCAATGCGAATGCACTTACTATATCCAATAAATTTGGTATATTCCCCTTGCGGAAACTTCGAGCCGTCCCAAACACGGAAATCAAATCCGTTGGCTAATAAAAATTCTCTCGTTACCATCTTACTTCTTTATTACAAGCTCCACTTCCATCGGGCTGTTCTCGAAGGTCACTTCGGGAAAAAGGTCTTCATTCAGAAAGAACCAATCATCCGAATGCCACACCGTTCTCAATAACTGAGGTTTTTCGGTATGGAGACATATATCTCCGTTGAAATCGCGGGCTATCCACATCTTCATACTATTCCTCCTCTCCTCTTATGTAATCAAGGTATTCAAGGACACCTTTACAATGCTCCTCAATCTCGGCTTGATTGACAAGGTACTCCTTGTTAAAATACCCTTCCTTGATTAGCCATTCGATAGCATCCACTACCGCTGCAAACAGACCATTCTTGTTGGTGAACGCAGAGTATGTTTCATTCTTTATTGTATCATACAACACTCTATCATTCATTATCGTTAAGTAAGCCAAGATACGTTTGTTGTGTATTGAATTTGGCGTCATCTCAACCAAACGCCCTAGACTCCAAGCAGGGATGTCGACAGCTAACTCTGGTGGATTACACGATAACACTTCTCCATACATCCAACACATATCCGCAGTCTCCTTCTTCAATCCGAGGGAGAGCAACCGCCCCGATTGAGAGCGTGAGGTACAGATGGCACTATTAAACTTTAGATTATTTTCCATGATATATCTCCTAAGTGATTATACTTTCGTAATGTATCTCTTGATATTTTAAGTTTCTCTTCTCCTGCAATCCTTGCTTTCTCCTCGGTGCCGTATCCACCATGTCCTGCGACCTCAAACCCCTCTTCATCATAGATGATATACTCATAACTCTCATCCCAAGTTCCATCCCATTCTCCTTCATGGTCGATGCACTTGTGGTCAATTCTGCATATGCTTAATCTCAGCTTTCTCATCGTTAATTCTGCTTGTTTAAATCGTTAAACCACTCATCTACCTCTTTCTCCAACTCCTCTGCCTTGTTGATGTAGTATGTAGCCTCGGTGTAGTCCTCTGCTTGAGCAATAGCATCGTTAGCTTCTTTCTGCGCGAGCCTCATCTTTTCAACGAGGTTTAGGACTTCCCACAACTCACTGATTACATCATCGTAGTAGTCTCTACTATCCCAACCGCTTCGGTCAGGCTCTGGTAATGTACATTTCATACTCAATCTTTCTTGTGATTACTGTCATTCAATATCCTAAAGAAATCCTCATCAATCATATCAGGAGTGACCGCTCCTGCCTTGACCATATCCCAGAATACCATCCCGTCAATGAATGCCATCCTCGCTGTCTTCCTGCTCTCCTCTGCGTAGATTGATGCGTATTTCTTTGCGGCTTCTCTCTTGACTATATCTCGTGCTTTCTTCGGTGTCATAGGTTAGTCCTCCATTCTCCGGCTTTCGTATTCTGCTTCCAAGGCATCGTAGTAGGAGTCAATGGCTTCGTCGTACTCTTCCTCAGTCTCGTAGTTGCTCCTCTTGGGTGGTGTGTTTCTCCAGCTCATAGCTTTTACTTTCTATCTTCTCCTGATATACCATCTCCATCTCCATCTATCGTGCCGGCTAGCTGTCGCGCTGCTAACTTGTCAAGGTTTTTCTGAGCAACAACTTCAAGTTCCCATCCCATCACCTTGCAGAGACCTGCCAACTGCCAAAGAATATCACCCGCCTCCTTCATTAATTCTTCGTCCCATTCTTCAATCTCGTCAAAGAAGTGCGGGTAAAAGCATAGCCTGCTCAATCCCTTGAGTTCTTTTTGTCCTCCGATATAAACGTTTTCCTTACGAATATTCTTTGCTATCTTACTTGCGAGTTCTCCAACCTCTCCAACAAGGTTAAGAAGCATATAACTAATATTTTTGCACGAGTGCATACAGGTGGTCATTGCCTGTTCTTGATACTTATTTAGTTCCATAATTTCTAATTTATAAATTGTCCTTTTGAATTTCTGGGTCTGGGATTTGCTATGTTATGTAATCTTACATGCTCGGCTTTCGTGAGAACAATCAAGTTGTCTATTGAATTATTATTGTGATTGTGGTCTATATGGTGAACCTCAAACCCTTTCTTCAAATAATACCAGCCTCCAACTTTATCAAACTTCTCTTCTCCAAATAACGTGTGGTTTTGTTCTACCAGATACCTATGCTCTTTAACTCTTCCGTTTATGGCAGCCCTGTGCCACTCTCCAACATATATCATTACCTCATTAAGTTTGTTGTTTTTTCGCAACCTATTACCAGTTATAAACGTGGCGTTCTTAGGACCCTTTAATCCATATTGATGATTTCTTTCTCCTTTGAATTTTATTTTCCTTAATTTATTGGTACAGTCACGAGAGCAGCACATTCCATCTTTCCATTTTGCTATCTTGATTGTATAAGGTTTGCGATGAAAGGACTTACCGCATATCGGACAAACAAGATTATTCTCAACCGCCATTAGCTTAGTTTTTTAGATTTCTTTCCCTTGGTTTCTTTTGTTTGTGCTTCTGCCTGCTTCATCTGCATCTGCACAGCCAACATTCTCTTCTGGACTAATGCATTGCTCGCTGCGATAACCACATTTGCAAGTGTTTCGTTCTGCTGCATGCATCCAAGGAGACACTCTGCCAAGTCTGCCGGAAAGCCTGCTCCAAGGAATGCGTTCTGAGTATCTTCGCTTGCTTCTTTGTCATAAGCTATGCAAATGAATCCCTTCCTTGCTGGCTTGTCATTGTTAGAGAATTCCTTGAGCTTGTCCTGAAGCTCTGAGATGTACTTTGATTTGTCGTTTCTTTCTTTTTCCATTGTTTTAGTCTTTAGTAATTAATGATTTAAGTTTATCGGCTAAGTAGCGGGCATCGGGATGAGCAGCAGGTGAGCATCTGAGTTCAAGGAAGTGTTTCCAATCTGATTCAAATCCGGTCATCACCAGCTCTGTCTTTGTTGCGTTTGGCAGAATCATTCTTGCCATCTGAGGAGAAAGAGGATTACCCTTATATCCGGTCCTAAATCTCTTATCCTGCTTTCTCTCATCCCAAGTCTTGACTGCTTTCAGGTATGCTTCCTCTGCTTTGAGCAGTCCTGCTTTGAAGTTTTCCTTGTCCTCACTTGCTACGTCCCACCATGAAGGTTTGATGAATGTGACCTGTGCTCCAAACTTATCCTTGTTGTAATTGCAGTAGCGTTGAGATTCCTGCGAGATTGACATAACCCTATGTCTTACAAACTCATGGCTCACTCCTCTATCACAGACAAACTTTACAGTGATTCTTTTTACGTGGTGACGGGTAGGCTCAGTCTGATACATCAGATACAAGTCCCAATTATTCTCCGCTATCACTCTGTAGTTAGTTGTCACAGCCCACCAGCATCCGGTCTCTCCCAGACATCTAACTACCTTTGAGTATGGGTTAAACAGAAAGTTGGTCACATCCTCTTTTGTCGGAATACTCAGGTAGATTGTGCCATGTTCCAGCACACTTCCATGACCACTCTTTGCTATGTTTGCTACAAACTTTCTTGCTGAATCAGAGGTAGTCTTGTCGTGGCTTTTGTAGCAGTGTCTGCCTGCCCATTCAATGTGCTCAAACAATCCGTCTTCCCCAGCTCCCTGCTCTCTTATTTCAACACTTGGTCTAATCAATTTCATAATCTGTCGTATTCGTGAATTGCTATTAATATCGAGTCTCTCTCATCTTGGTTTGTTCTCTTCTTGTTTAAGGCTATTTTCCTACGTTTTAAGACACTTTCAAGTTCAGAATGAGTAATCTTACCTCTCGGACCTTTCCAACGCTTTTCAAGGGGTTTTACAAGCGAGATAAAGTATCCTTTATGTTCACACATCTCAACAATCTTCTTTCCTGTCTCGTGGTTTGCTCCCACATCCTTCGCTATCCTCTCGCCTCGGTTGCCATAATACCCGTGAAAGTTGCTCTTGCGATTTAGCCATCCGGCTTCCACCGCAAAGCGGATAGATTCTTTATCGGGAAAGCTGTAGATGAAGTCTATGAGTATTGGGAATGACATAGCATAGGTTGAGAGATTTTTGCTCGTAACATCCAGCACAGCCACTCCACTCTTTGTTACATCGGGGTCAATAGCAATAATCTTGTTTATCATTTAAGTCTAAGTTTAAAAAGTTCGCAGGCTCTCCTTTCCTTGTTGGTGTAGTATGGTTTATTCTCTAAGCATTCCGCGAGGATTGGAGAGCGGTCTGCGTTTCTCAAGAAGTTGGGATTATCTTTACCAAGGTGTAGACAATCCTTGCACTTGTAATTACTCTCCGGCTTTTGGATTCTCTTTGCCATTATTCTTTCTTTGTCTGCGCCTTGGTCTTGGTGCTGGCTTTACTGCTTCCTGCTTGGCTTTCTCCTTGGCTTCTTCCTGCCTTTTGTACATGAGGAAGAGCTGGTCTACATCCTGACAATACTTGTTGGTGATAGCGAGAAGCTCTTTTACCTTCACCTCTAAAGCATCAATCTTGTCTTCAAGATTCTTAATTCTTTTTGCGTAAAACATGATTTGAAATTTAATAGTTATTAAAATCGTCCGGAGGTAAGTCATCAAAGTCATTACTGCTCCATTCGTTGTTATTTATTCCTGTAAACTCATCAAAGTTCATATCCTGCTGGATTGCTGGAGGATTCCATCCGTACACCACATGTTCTGTCTTACTCTCCATGAACCTCTTTGTCTCCGGTTCGTAGTAGTATCCGAAGATGTTGTCAACTGAACCCACAAATCTGTTCTTGCAGACCTCTACCACGTTTGAGTATCCGTCATACTGAGTTATCTTGTTAACCTCATCTTGTCCTAAGAACTCCGGTGCTCTTTTCTCAAAGTCCTTGTTGCATCTGTGAATTATGTACACATTGTCAGCAAGGTTTGTGATGTCTCCGCTACCTCCGATGTCCTCTCTTCTGAGGAAGGTCAATGACTTTCTTGGGTGAGCTACGAGGATGATGTGGATGTTTGCCTGCTTTGCAAGGTCAGCCAAGCTGTTGACAAACGAACTCTGTTTCTCATTCTTGTCTCCGCTAAAGGCATCCAAATCCAAGGTCATGAGGTTGTCCAGAATCAGCAGGTTAACATTCTTCTGCTCGACCACTGTCTTGATGCTCTCCAAAAGCCTTGACCAATTGCGCCCGTACTTGTTATCATAGAGGAATATCTTATCCTTTGTCCATCTGTCAATCTTTGCGGTCACATCCTTAGGTACGTAGTAGAAGTCATCGTAGCCATAGACCTTCTTCACAAACTCTCGTCCTGCTGCCACTTGGTTGAGCCAAATCTTGACCTTCTCCTTCATCAGCTCTCCACTGAACATCGCCACCTTGAATCCTCTCTGAATTGCGTTAAGCGAAATGCAATTGAGCCAGCTTGACTTTCCCGAACCATTCAGTCCCGACACTATGGATATCTCTCCGAGGATAAATCCCAATGCCTTTCTGTCAAACCCTTCGTGTCCGGTAGGGATAGCTGCGAGATTCTTCATGTCAAGGTATTGAATATCTTCCATGTTGAGCCACTCCTTTCCAGCCGGTGCAGGCTGTTCGATAGGCTTTGGAGTTTCTACCTTTGGCTTCTCTCTCCACTCTCTCTGTTTCCATTCGCCACGTGCCTGCCTTGAGTAAGCATCCCTATCAAAGTGTGCTCTGAACTCTCTCCAGCCATTGTTGGTACATCCGTTATGAAAGCAGAAGAACGCGAGAGGACCGGAGTTGTATTGGAATACCATTGAATCACTGCCATGAGCAGAGTCAAACGGACATTGCTTGAGGATGTATCTTGTACCTCTGTCAATCTTGGTCTCTCTGAGAACCTCAATGTTATATTTGTCAAAGAACTCTTGGAGATTGAACTCCTGATAGTTTATCGGTTTGTAGTTATTCTCCTTTGAAGGAGCTTCCTCTTTTGGCAGGAGTGCTGCAACCTTTTGAAAGAACTCCTTCTCGTTTATCTTAACCTCATCGGGGATGCTTAGGAATCTGCATATTCGCTGAGGTCTTTCCTTGCTGCTCTTGGAACCTTTCCTATTCCATGTTCCCGGCAGTCGTGAGATTCGTGAGCGGTTGAAGACTACTGAATCTATCTTGCAGTTAGCATCATCGAAGAGCATTCCCAGTGCCAAGAGAAAATCCCTAATCAGATTGTCATTGCTCTCGTTACAGGCAAGGGCACATTTGAGATAGAGGTGGATTCCGCTACCGGAGAAAACCTTTACCGGTCTGTTGAATCCTTGCGAGAGCAGGAAACTCTCTACTTGTTCAGCCTTTGCGAATGCGTATTCTGCTTCCTTGTTTGTTGCATTGACTCCAGCCACTCTGTTGCAGTCGACATCTATCAGCACCCAATCCCTTCCGATAATCTCCTTGTCGCTGGTAGTGTTTTTTGGTTTCAAAACTATCTTATCCTTCTGCTCTCTACCGTAACACTCCGGCATCAGAGGATTCATCACCCAATATGCATTGTAATCTTGCGTATAAGGAGCTATCTCCCTCATCATGGTGTGTGGGTCTGAGAAGTACCCCGATGCGGTCTTATTTGCCCCAATAAGCCTTATTTCAACCAAAGGATTATGCGCCTTGAAAACATCCCACCATTGCAGCACTGCTTGTTGATTGATTTCTTGCATGGCTATCTGTAAATTGTTCCGTTGATGTTTAGTGTACTACTCTGCTCTTCTGTTTCCGGTATCGGTGTCGTAGCGGTTGAAGATTCTGGGTCGTATAGAACTTCATTCGTCTTGCTATACACTACCGAGGTGAACGTCTTATGCTTGATGTATCTCTCAAAGTCCTGTCGGTATTGCCTCTCCGGTCTTGAATGCAGATAGGCTGGGATGTGGCATCGCATTGTCGTTATCTCTTCTGCTGTCAGCTTGTCAAATTCTTTCTTTGCCTTTGCCTTACTACCTTTCCTCTCGTACATCAGCCACAAATCTTCGAACTCCTCGGCAGTCGGAGTGGCGGGGCGTCCCATAGGATTTAATTCTTCAGAAGATAGCATTGTTAATGTAGAGGTTTCCTCGTTATTAAAAAGTTTAGCATCATCGCCTTTGTCAGAAGGCATAAAAGATATAGTTGTATTAGTAGTTGTATTAGTAGTTGGTATAGGTGAGCTGATTTCGACTCTTCCATTAGTCATTTTTAGCTCTTCGATATAGCATTTTTGAACTATGGAAAGACCCTTGTCTGTAAAGGCATACCAATTTGTTCTGTCATACTGATTGGTGTTGAAATTCCCTTTCATTAAAACTCCTTTCTCGATAAGACCAGAAAGGATTCGTTTTATTTGTCCGGTGCTTAGATAGGGGAAAATATCAGCATAAGCCTTTTGTGTATTGTAGGTCCAAAATCTACCCTCGTGAAAGTTCCTTTCATTAGCTGTGTTTTTCTTTATCTGAAACCGAAATTCATCAATAAAAATTGCTGCTTCAATTCCAAACTCTTTTGCTAATGCGATTTTGAAATGATGTGTAGCCATAATCGTTTTCTTTTTAGTTATCGAAAGACTGGGCGGGGAGATTAGCCCGTATTAAAAAACCCAATTTATTAACTCCCCTTTTGTCTTTCTTTTATGACTTAGGGCGGGAATCGTTTACTCTAAATCAATGATTAATTCCCGTTCCTCGACAACCTCATATCTTCCTTAGAAAAAGAAAGAAGAGAACGTAGACTGTCTATTGCATGAACGCAGGTCTTGTACAAACTCTCCAGCGCATCCTCAATCTCATACCACTCATAAGCGCAGACCTCTAAGTATTTCTTCAATGTATTTGCAGGCATGCTACCAAAGTCTGGAATCGCAGCTATGGTGTCTCTCTCAGCCTTTCTCCTATGCGCCTTAGCTTCTGCCAGCATCCTACTGCTCCTTGCCATATACACATTGATTATCCTCATCCTCTCGCAAATCTCGTTTGGGTCTTCAGAGGTCTCAATCTCCAAATACGCCTGCATCATTTTTATTTCAGTCCACATCGTTGTTTGGTTGTTGGATTGTTATTAGAACGGAAGGTCATCTTCCTGTGGTTCGCCAGCAGATATTGGAGTAGTCGCTGGGACTGGGGTACTTGACGGAGCTGACTCCTGCTTTCCGCCTACAAGTTCAAGTGCTCTGATAGCAATCTTGATTGTTGACCTCTCAGTTCCATCCTGCGCTTTCCACTTCTCTGTCTTAAGTTCTCCTACTGCAAGGACCTTTGTTCCCTTGACAATGTAAGGCTTGAGTTTAGAACCCTCATTCAGCCACATCTCAGCATTGTACCATGCGAAGTTTGGATTGTTGTCCTTGTCCCTGCCTTCAAGCTGGCAGATACCGAATGATGCTACCTCGCTCTTGCCGGTCTTGGTGTTGACCTCTCTGAATTTTGGCTCTCCTATCGAGCCACAGATTGTAATACTATTCATGTCTGATATTGATTAAAAGTTATTCAAAGTCATTCTGAGTAAATTCTTCCTTAGTTGTATCCTCTTTCTTGAGAGGTTTCCTGAATGTTGCCCTCGCTCTTGATGTTGTGGTGAAGTAATCCGGCATATCCTCGCCTTTCTTTAGCAGGCTTGATGATGCTGAGAGAGTGAAAGTAATGTGGTCTGGACAGACTTTTGCTGCTCTGATAGCTCTCTCTACCTCCTCGAAGTATAAGTCCTTTATGAGCTTGTTATCCGGCTTTGTAGAGGATGCTATGTGCTGGGTAAACGAGTATCCAAAGTCGCTCTTCATCTTCTCTTTTCCAAGGCTCTCCATAGCGATGTTGATACATTCAAGGATGTCCTCTTGGAAGTTTTCCTGCTTCTTCTGCTGTCGTTTGAGGAACTCCTGCTCGTCCTTGTACTGGTCTATGTCAGCCTTGACTGAGTTAAGAAGTCTTGCAAGCTGGTCAACCCCACCATTCTCCAGCATGTAGAGGATAGCGTCTTTTATCTCCTCTTTTGAGATTGTGGATTCTGTTATCTCTCCACCATTCTCCTCATATTCATTGTTGAGCGCGAACTGAAGTGCTTTCAGTCTGTATAAGGCATCTCTGATGTCCTTGTATCTTGGTTTCAGTGTCTCCATTGTTAGTTCTGTTTATGTACGTTCAAGTAATCTGTGATTGCAGTTTCTGCGGATGCGGGAACAATGTATTTCTTCTGTAATTCAGCTATGCTACCCTTTCCTGCGACCATCTTGTCAAGTGCTTTTTGCCAAAGCGGATGGCTTGGACCAAAGACTTCTTTCTCTGGCATAGCTGGTAGTGGGTCTTCATTTCCCCTTGGCGGAAGAGCATCCACATCATCCTCATCTGTTGCTATGTGGAAGAACTTGAGCAGGAAGTATCTCTCAGCATATGTGAGAGCAGAGCCTAAGCCTTTGTCCCAATTGTTCATTCCGTTTGCTCCGAACTTGACCGGCAGTTTCTCTCCGCTTTCTGCGTCAATCCAAGTGAATGTCATCATTACCTTGGAGAGAAGTTCAGACTTGCTACCGGACTTAACTTGGTAGTCTATTCTTGTGTTCTCAATCTCGTCTACCTGCTGGACGAGAAGAACTCCCAAGTTGTCCATTCTTTCTCTGACTGCATCCAGCACCTTTGAGCCGGATACGTACTGATACGAACTTGCTGATGCGTCCTTTTTGAGCGACCTCACAGCCTTCTGTATGTCAACGAGTTTCTGATAGAGATTCATGATTAACCCTCCACGTTTGGCAAGTTGTCTGTTATAGGGAGGAATGCAGCGCAGAGTTCATCAAATGAACCTTTGTCAAAGACATGAATCCACTCATATCCCCCGTTTTGAAGATGCACTATGAGCTGGTTTGTTCCCGGCTCTGCATCAACTCTGATTCCCGTAGCATACATTCTTGCTACGAACTCTCCGACCTTATCGGATGTGATGTAATACTTTTTCATTTCTTAATTGTTTGTGGTTACTGGCAGCGAAGAGAGGATTCGAACCCCTATAACATCTATCCGAACTATACTCTCCTCGGACTGATGTGGTTTTACCATTAAACTACTTCGCCATGAACGAGGATGTCGGGCGCACCCTCGTGCGTATGAATATTCAACACATGAAAACAAATAACTTACAACTTCTGTCACCCGAATCACATCACTGCGACTTGTATCTCATTGGGATTCACGATAAGTGCTCGTTATTTTGCCGACTATCCAGTGCGGTGTGAATCCCTTAAAGTAACCCTGCCGAGTATTCCTCTTGGCGGTATAGTCTAATGCATTTGTAGTTTGCCATCATTATCAACCTCTCACTTTCTGCTTCTTTGCCTATCTGATAGCATCTATCAGCATCCGTGCATCTATTCAATTCGTCTGCCAGCATTTTGTCGTGCTCCGAGAGACCTTCTGTCTTCAACTCTATCATGCCGCAACCACCTCTGCTAAGTAATATTTTGCTACTTCTGTGTGTCTTCCGTTGCGATTCTTGACCGGAATCATATCCTTTGCGATAGGCATATTGAAGTCGTTAATCAATCGAAAGATTACTGCTGACAATCTTGTACATCCAAGCTCATCAATTGCCTGCTTTGAGGTGATTGACCTACCGCTCTCCAGCCAAGTCTTTACTTGATAGAGGTAAGTGTTTTTCGCTAAAGTCTTCATAATGATTCTGTTTAAATTGTTTGTCCACCGAAATACATACTCCTTGGATTGTTCCTCAGGCTTCCATAATCCCCAGCAAAAAGTTTCTTTGATTCGCAGAGGTTTACAAGGTCTTTTTCCATGAAGTATTCCCTTGTGCCTTTCTTCTTCCTGCAAGCGGTTATGAATCCGTTTTCCAAGTATATCTGCATGGTCTTGTAGGATATTCCGCAGAACTTGCAGGCAGAATTTTTAGTGTGCTCAACCTCTACAATCTTCTCCTCTTTCCGCAGGGCTTTAGTGTAAGCTATTAGAGCCTTTGTATTCTCATTTAGAGCCTTAATATGCTCCTGCAATAATTCTTCGTATGACATGGTTTTGTTTACTGAAGTCTTGTTACTCTAATTGCGTCTGTTAAGCCTTTCTCTGTGCACTCATAGAGGTATCCCTCTTTCTTCAACTTGTAGCAGGCTTCCCTTACTCTCTGTGGATAGTAACCTGATTTGCGGTATGTTATTTCCGCAGAATCTCCGATAGGCATTTCTCTTAATTGCCCTCTTAGTGTTTGTCTCTTTTTGATTTTTACCATATTTTTTGTATGTTTGTAGTCCGCTTAGTTTTATTGTCTAAAACAATGGGTGGTTTTTTGTTTTAGACTATTGTTCTATGCAAAGATAGTGCTTTTCTCTAAACTAACAATAATATTTAGAGAAATTTTCTAAGTTTTTTACTCTTAAACTTGGTGTATTATGACTACTAAAGACAGAACATTAAGATTCATAACCGCTAAAGGGTTATCAGTCAAGAAGTTTGAAGAGTTGTGCGGACTTTCAAACGGGTACATTAATTCAATGAAGTCTGGATTTGGAAATAGCAAGCTCGTTCAAGTGCTCTCTGCTTTTCCGGAGTTGAATAGAGATTGGCTCGTATATGGAGAAGGTGAGATGCTCAAGCCGGATGTATCGCAGTCAGCAAAGGGAGATAACAACATCCAAGTAACCGGAACTAACGTGGATATGCGTAATATCAATCAGTCTAAGGGAAGCAGTGATGATGCCAAGAGAGTAAAAGAGCTGGAGCAGAGAGTAGCGGAGCTGACCAAGGATAAGGAGAGATTACAGGACTTGGTGGATAAGATGCAGGCGCAGATTTCTAAACTATTAGAGAAGATATAATATGAATACCACATCAAAGGACTTTCAGAACGCAGTCTTAATGAACCATGAGAAAGTCATGCTCTTACTTGCTGAGGTTATCAGAAACGACAGCCAAATATCTGATGCGCTAACAAAGATGCTGATTACAAAGACAGATGATGAGAGAGCGCAGTTGACCAATGAGATTGCAGACAAAGAGGGATTCAAGCAGTTGGCAACTCAGATGTCTGATATGCTGATTAAGGAGCAGGAGAAGAATGAGATGCTCCGCAGTGAGATTGCTGAGTTAAAGGCTGACAACAAGGAGTTGAGAGCAGAACTAAAGGCTGAGCGAGAAAAGGTAGACAAAGTAACTGCTCATCTTCTCAAGTTAAGTAAAGCTGGTAGTGGTAATACTACGAATGTAAGTTTAAGTTCTGTAAAGCAGTAATAACCCTAAATAACAATACGATGTCAATTATTGCTCTTTTAATCGGCTACCTAGTATATTATGTAGTCTATGTTATCTGTTACAACGTGTTTGGTGATGCTGGATTTTTGTTTTACCTCGGAACGTTTATATCACATTCGGTTGGCGCATGCTTGGGCGCAATCGTTACGGGGAAAATAGAGTTTAAGAAACATGGTACATCAATGAACTTCCTTATTCCTCTAATGTTTTTCCTTACCATATTTGGTTGTATTGTTGGAGTAATTCGCTTTGGCTGGGGAGAAATATGGGAATACCTTGTTTCCCTTGTTGGTTTATTTGTTGCGTTTGGATTCTTTAATATGTATGTAGACAAGAGTGAGAAACGTTAGTCGCATACTCCAATCTATCAAGGATTATAAAGGCATCAAGACCAATGCAGGACTTGCTGAGTTTCTTGGTGTGTCTGCGTCCGCTATCTCTAATTGGATAGCAAGGGGGAAGCTGGACGAGAATCTGATTATGTCCAAGATACCAGAGGTCAGGCTGGAGTTCCTGCGAACCGGAGAGTTTCCAATGACAGAGCAACACGATGTTATAGGAATCCTGCTGGATAGGATTGAAAGGCTGGAAAGGAGAATTGAAAAGTTAGAGAAGTATGAAAGAACATAAAGAAGTAAGTGCCGTAGATGTAATGTTGGTGGTGGGTTTGCTCATCCCTATTTATATGTGTTTAGCTCCAAAGGATATTCGTGCAGAGGTGTTTGATTACACCAGCAAGTTTGTTGGCACGATAGTTCTACTCATAGGAGCATACATGCTTTACTCCATAACTATAAAAGATAAGATTTCCGCACGTCGTAGAAAGAAAGAGCAGGAAGAGTTAGAGCGGTGGCAAAGAGAGCAAAGACAAAGGTGGAAGAAAAAGAGTGAAGAAAAAGAAAAAAATAAAAGAGAGGATTGATGTCCTCTCTTTCTTGTTTCGCGCTGGTTGAAATATTATCCTCTATTGTCAAGGTCTGAATCAATTTCATTCCATTTTTGGTGGTAAGCAGTTCTTGCATCCTCATCATTAAACTCTTCGTGTCCGTCATTCCAGCTTGCCTTTTCGTTCTGCCAATTTGTGAGTTCGTCAATAAGCTCTTCAACTTCTTCCTCTGACATCTTTGCGACCTTACCAGCAGGAACAATCTCCACACTATGATAGTCATCTCCCTCACTCATTTCTACTAATGTGAACGTTTCGGCATATCTGCTTACGAACTTCTGATAAATTGTTGTTTCCATGATTATCGCTTATGTTACTTTATATTTGCAAAGATATTAATATTTATTGTTTATCCTACCGGACGGGAAATCCATTCGCCCAAACTACTTTCCCTCTATTTCCCCAGCCAAAGAACCCATTCTCCACTATCACGATATTCGGATAGGCTGGTAGTCTGTACTTGCAGTAGTCTATTGCAGTGTTGAGGTTCTTGGCTTTGAAGTTGAACTGAATCCCTTTCATCACCTCTGTGTGATATATCGCAGTGTACTTTGTCATATCATCCGTAAACAATCTCGTTGAACAAAATAATCTGCATAAGACAGTCTGCCGTGTTATAGTCCCATTCCCTTTCATCAAAGGCAAAGGCATTGAATGACCTCTTGGCGAACTCTACGTTTCCGTCTGCGTATTCTGCGTTTACATCCGGACGGGTATTGAATGTTCCATTAGCTGCTTTCGTTAGTCCGGATACGATGTCTTTCAGTGTCACAAAGTACGTAGTAATCCAGCACCCCTCGTTCTCCTCGTCTTTCTTAACCTCGCAAGGTAGATTGCCATAGACTTCTCCATCCTCTGCGTATCCGTCCATTATGAGGATTTTGCCACCATTGAGCAGGATTTCAGCCATTATCTCCTCATAGCAATCATCCTCGTTATACTCAACTGATTCTTCGTAGTCTGCTGAAAGGTAGTTGCTCCCGTAGAGAGCAGTTGAGAGCAGGTTTACTATATCTTCTTTCGTCTGCTCTAAAATGATTGTTTGTGTCTTCATATTTTCATAATAGTTACTCTACTAATGTTCTCCAATTAACTCCTAATAAATCTGCGTATTCAGCTATGCTCATGGCTTTATCTCCCTCTAATAAATGTAGTTCGTAATCCTCTACTCCGCCATAAATAACCAGTTCTCCGGTATCAAACCTTAAAGGTTCTCCATTATCTTGGACGATTACCCAATTGTGGTTCTCTTCCCCGTTGTTCCAATTCCCTTTCATATTGTTATCTTGTTGATATTATCTCATCACCCGTATCGCAGGATGAAACGACATAATGAGTTGGATGGTTGCTTTCTATGAACTCATAAGAGTTCTCTGAATCCCTTTCTATCCATTCCACCCTACTATCTTTGGCTTCCATTTCATCAAGCGATGTGTCCCAGCCTTTTACGATAGCAATAGCATCTTCAAGCGAATCTGCTTCAATGGTGTAATAATCCATTACCCAAGCGGTAATCTGCTTGTCTTGTACGAATTTAAACTTTGCCATAATGATTGTGTTTTAGTTGTTGTTGGTAGCCGGATAGGGTTTCAATCCGCACCGGCTAAAGAGTTACATCCTGCAATAAGAGATGTCTTTAATAATCAAATTCTTCATCAATTCTAACTGTCTCAAGTGATACTCCTTGCACAACGGAATGTATACAAGGATTGATAGCAAGTTCTTTTGCGTGATAAATCGCATCTTCTTCCGAGGTTCTTTGCTCATCATAATCAAAGATGATTTGCAGTGTTACATAGTAGATTTTTCGTGTCATATCTTTAGAGTGTTACATAATATTCTGGTACTCCATAATAACTCCTCTCTCGCTTAACGCGGAATCCCTCTTCCCGAATCCAATATTCCACTATCCGGATGCTCTCGTTATTGAACTCATTTCCCTTTAGGGATGTACTTCTTCCATGAAAGAAAGCATAGTAGCCATTGTTCTTGATACAAGAGCAAACTTTGTCAATCAGTTCCTGCTTTGTAAATGGTAGTGTGTTTGCCATTTCTTTTTTAAGTAATTCTGCCGTATTCATATTGCTTTGTTTTAGTTGTTGGCGAGTGCATCCGGTGTCAGGCAGACGCACCCAGTGTTTATGCGAAAATAACGTCCTCTATGTCTATGCTATCCGCGTCTATCTCATAGTCTGTCACGCAGTCTGTGATAGCATCTATTATGTCGTTATAGAGAGAGGAATCTGCTTGTTGCAGTGGGCATCTCCAATGGTCTATTTTATTAAGAGCCATTTGCACTCTCGTTTCCCACTCCCATATATTCTCGTTGCAGTAGTCTACTACTATCTTCATATCCTTTGTCATAGCTAAATGTCTGCTTTAAGGATTCGTCCATCTCTCTCAAAGAGCACCATATATCCGTCCATATTGTTCATGTACAACGTTCCAACTCCGTCAAAATCTCCCACAAACCAATCTTTTCCGTCTGCGTCAATGAGGTCGTAGTGCTCCAGCACTTCCCAAGTTCGTCCATGCTCGCAGACATTCATTTTCTGCCCCATTAGCTGGTCAATGAAGAACTCTTTACCAACCTTATCAATTAGTTCCTGCTTTGTGCTGAAAGAGCGTATCATTCCGGCATCCTCATCGTAGAAGAACCACATATCAGAATCGTTAAAGTCATCCCCTGCGTGCATCACTACGTGAATCAAGTCCCAAGCACCGAGATATACCGAGAGAGAGTTCCACCATTTCTCATCACTCATTTCGTGCATCGCAATATACTTGCAATAGTGGTCTACTGCTTTGTCGTTCCACATGTTGATGCAGTCCAGCATAGTCATTCTGCTAAACTTATTGTTTGCCCATTCAGCCTTGCTGATGAAAGCATTTGTCTTTGAATCTTTCATGTTGTTTTGTGTTTTTTAGTTTCTTTGCTCCCTGCAAACGTTTCAAGGTCGGCAGGGATAGGGAGTAAAAGAGTTGCACGATAGTGCCTGCAAGGTTGGACGAATGTCCGGAAGATACTCCCCAATTATTTTTTAAGTCCGGATAAATCCGCTTTTGCGCTGGATGATGTCCTTTTCTTTGGCTCTGCGAATTTGACCGAATAAGTATATTTTCCGGTTGTGGTGTCCCTGCGTTCAATCAGTGCCAGCAGGCGACCACTTGTCACGTGAGATTCGGTTAAGGTTACTTTCTTCACTCCGTCACCGGCAGGGAGCTCAATCCACCACTTTGGATTTCCGTTCTTTGTCACTCCTTCATATATCCGGACTGATTCCGGCATAAATGCTACTGAATCGGTGACTACTTTGGTAGTTTGTGCGCTGGCAGATATGCTCATAACAAGCGCAACCGCGATAGTTAAAAATATCTTCTTCATATTTAGTATATAATTCCGTGAATAACCATTGGGGTAACGTCCACACTGATAATGTCCTTTCTGATGTCCTTTTTAGGGTGACGCATTTTAAAGAGTTCATACGTCTTATCTTCTGCTCCCCCAATAGTAGCCGAGATAATTAAATAAGTTTCTTTAATGCCCGATAATGCAAGGGCTTCTGCTTTATAGTATCTCATAACGATGTGTGTTAAATTTCCTCGTTTAGTTCGTCTTTATCCATATAATTGGGGAGTAGTTTTGCGCATACTACAATAATAATGGCAAGGATAAATTTGCTTATTACGTAGGTTGATAAGTTGTCGCACTCAGCGCAGAAGCCGAACAAACATACGACGATGATAACGGATAAAATTGTTCTCATATCTATTTAGTTTTATTGATTTGGGAGCAGTGCGGGAAATCGAATCCCGCCAAGTTCCAAAACTGCTCAATGTGGTTGCTAATTTCTTGGTGATTTGTCCTCTATCATCACCCAGCGCCAACTTGTGCCGAAGTGGTCTACGCACAAAACAAAGCAATCCAGCACTTCCGAATAGAGGAATTTTAGGTCATACCACTTAACAAGATACTTCACATCTGCTTGTGTGCAGTCAGTGATATAAAACTGGTAGATGTCTATCATATCCTCATGCTCATTGTAGAAATTTCCCCACATGTTTTCCCACATCATAGAATCAACTTCAGTAACGTTGTTGCAAAGGATAATAGAGTTATTAAACCTCTTTACTGCATCCGAATAAGAAATAAGATTTGCTTTCATAATATTTGTTTTATTGTGTTTGGCTATTGCTTTCGGCTACAAAGATAGAGAACTTCTCTAACAATCCAAAAATATTTTAGAGTTATTTTCTATTCCAAAACGTTTATATAACTATGTTATATAAGATTTTTCGGGGGATTTAGATTTTATTTCTATGTCCGGAATCTGAGCAGGGGAAAACACGAAAATGCGGTGTAATGGCAGGCGGAACGCGGGGTTTTGCACTCGTAAACACATAGACACACCCCAACATCGGGGAAATCTCCCTTTTGACGAGCTAAAAATCTTCAGACAATCAAACCCACATCCAGGCGGAGAAAACACAAATAAACTACGTTTAAATCCCATTTAGAGCCATATCTGTCCCCTATCGCGTCCCCTAAGTTGGAAAATCGCTTATAGAAGTACGTGTGTGTACGTGTTGGTGATTCCTCTCCGGACACATCCAGCCGATTCAGAGCAGGAGCAGCGCACAAAGAAACTTCAGGGACATCCGGATATTTTTCTGAAGTGGGGGTGGGGGAGAGAAAAAAATTAGAGGTAGGAGTCCCGTTCCTCGTCCACCTCCACCAATAGAGTCCCATACACATATTTTCCCCGATAGTATTCCAACCCCATACAGATATTTTCTTCCACCAAGTTCCTCTCCCCTCATAAATTTTCCAGAGGGGGTGGGGGTTAAAAATATTCTCTACGATTAAGGTACCATATCAGGTTCCATCAGGGGTATATGTGAATTTTGTGAATAATAAATTAAATAAATAGTATAAATAAAATAGAGAAAAACCCTTGTAACCCATTGTGCTTCTTTGCTTTGCTCATTTTGGCAATAATATGCATGTATAGGAAATAGTTTCTTTTTATGTAAAAATCGCTATATTTGTATATTAGTATATTACTTATATGTTTGTATAGTAATAACATTGTAAACCGTATAGCTATGAAAAATGATTTTGATTTTGAGATGCCAAATGAGTTTGGCGAAAAGACCGCAGATGAACTGCTTGCTGAGTTTATGGATGAATGCCCTGCCACCGCTAATTCTTACGTTAGTATTTATGGTGCGTACTATGAGATTATGAGAAAGATTCTCCCGACATCCAAGGATATTTTAATGTGGATGGCTTTCAATGCAGAGGTTGATAGAGGCAGGGTGGTTATCCAGTCAATTAATCAAGAAAGACTGCTTAGGGAACTTGGGATTTCACAGGTCGCTTACTTTAAATGCCTTCGAGACTTGAAGAATCATAATGCCATCAGGGGACACAGTGCGGTCTTCCATATCAACCCCAGATACATCTGGAAAGGAAGCGACTTCAGGCGACATAAGTTTATTGCAAAGTATCCTTATATCGAGAACGAGAGACCCCAAAAGAACATGGATAAAAATGACCTAAAAACGACAGAATTTTAGAGTATCATTTTTTCTGATTCCATTTAGTTGTTTAAGGCAAGAGGATTTCAGGGTTCTGGAGTCCTCTTTTTTGCTATTAAAAACTCATAAGTTTTTTAGATAAGAAAAACCATAGCCATATAAAAAGATATCCTCCCCGCATTTCACAACGAAGGGAGGACTGGTGAATACCAAATAACCAAAAAGAAATACACTAACTATAATGAATAAACTATCCGAGCCTTCTCTGGACAACGGTATAGTCTGCTATAATATCTGAAATGTTAGAATCAACGCCCACTGTACCATTTATAATAATCACATAGTCTTTAAATGACTTAGCCGCCATATTTGTGCGTATTTGTCTAAGAATTGTTTTTCTTTTTTGAGAAGATATTATGCACTTCCAATCATTCATGTTGTCGCTTGCAAAAACAGACAAACTAAGATTTTGATTATCTGTACTAAGCACAGTGTCGACTAATAGTATTAACCTTTGAATGTGCGTATAAAACACATCAAGAGACAAAGGCTTAGACTGCAATAAGATTGATTGGTCTGTCTTATCTTCTGAATAAAGGTCAACAACAGCAGACCCAGCGTCAGAAACCTCAATAGCATACCTACTACCATTTTGGTTTTTAAGATACCTCTTTGCTATCTTGTGATATGCCTTTGTTTCAAGATTCAGAACATAAGAATATGGAACTGTATCTTCAGTGCTACTAATGATTAATTCATTCCTAAATTGGTCGTATATCATAGATGAGGATGAAATAAATTCCTCAAAAGACATGCAATCAAGTAAAGTTGAAAAGTTATAAAACCCATCATCTGCACAATAAAGTCTAGTGTATGCACTATTATTTCTTATGCTAAGCTCTGGTTCTCCATTAAGTATAACTGATAAATTAGAAATGTCACGACCTGCAAGCAAATATAGGCTTCGTGAAGCCACAAAGAATATTCCGTATGGCGATGCTGTTGCCTTTCCTGAACTCACGTGCGGCTGAATTGGAATAATGTTTCCATATAAAGTGCTACCACTTCCCTGCTCTAACGAATATATACCATTTGTGGTAAAAACACTAAGAGGATACTGCCCAATCTGAGTAGAAGATATAGGTACGTATGATGTCATTACATCTATAATATCTCCTCCAAAGCTGTAAGAATACTTTATAGGAAACACAAAAGGATTGAACTGGGCAGAAACATTGATTGCATTTACCTCATTTTTCAATAATACACTATTATCATATCCATTACCATATAACTGCCCTGCTGCTGTAACAGTATCTTTAAAACTACTTGCCGGCTTAACAACAGGCTTTACTCCAAAAGCATACGAATAATTGTATGCAGTAGAGTCTTTTAGCTCGACAGTAAACATATCACTGTAATCAACCTTTATGTATCCTTCAGCATCTACATACCCTTTAACAAAAGTAATGTTTTTAATGCCAGCCATTGGGTATATAACATCTTGCAGGTCTGATTCTGATAAATAATAAATATGATTAACAAGTTTCCAGCTATTATCAAATTTTACGTATGCCACCCAAGGTGAACTGCTATAATCAGGATTAGATATCGTAGGTATCTGAATAACATGGTTTACTTCACTTCGATAAAAGTGAAACCTATTGTTGTACGATACCGAGTTTCCAATACGCTCGATGCATCCGGAAGTAACCTCCATCACTTTTTCGCCAGCTTGTTCCTTTCCAAAATTTAGAAGAAAAGATGCTCCCGTTTCATTCGGAGAGACACTTCCCTGATAATACATGAGCTGTCCTTCTAAATTCAAGTCTTCGAGTGATAGCGACTTTGCTTCATATACACCCTCGCCCGCTTGCTGTATATCAAAAGGAAACACTGGTCTTGTTGCATATATATTTATCTTCTTTACATTAGATGATACAGAACCACTTAAAGATAACACAAAACGCGCCTTACTGGTACCAAATACTACTATCTTTCTGTTTGCAGAATTAATAAAAGGTGGCTCGTACCCATTCTCTCGAGTTATGTTTGCAACAGTAAAAGCGGTTGACCAAAATTCAGAGCCATCTTCTAACTCGTATGTACATCCTATGATTGCTGCTCCGCAAAGACCATTTGGATAGTCCGAATAAAAAGCAGACGCTGCCTTGTTTAGCGCAGCCTTGTATGAACTCAAAGATTCATCTTCAGCTTGGATTGTATATGCAGCCGTATTAGAAGAAAAGTCGCTCAATACATATGCGTCAGTTATTTTCTTTGCTCCTACTGTATATCTCTCATAAGTATTGCCAACAAACTTATATGCATATTGCAGTTTATCTTTTTCGCTATAAAACAATATAACATTCCCAGCCGAAGATATTTCCACATTCCCGTCTGAAAACTTTGTGATTTGACCTGTTCTTCCGTTTTTAGTGTTAATCCAATTTACGTTTCCACTTGAGGTCACAATCACATGGATTAATTCATCTCCAAACGCATGCTCATAAAACTTTTGGTAGTCAGCTCCATGAAGAACATGAGTTTTTTGCTTGACTATTTCCAATGCACCATCTGCCGAAGGTCTTATATTGATAAGTTCCTCGCAGGCACCAGCAGATGTTGAAACATTTGCTCTTTTGTTTATACCGGTAAACCTTAATACTTTCTGTGGCATATCTTATTTTTTCATTGCTTCAGCAACAGCATCAGCGATTGTCTTCTTTTCCTTACCTTTATCCTGCGGGTCCATCATTTTATTAAGAGTCTCCACTGCTCTTGCTAACTTGGCGGGGTCAGACTCTATTTTAATAGCATCCTCCATTCTCTTTAAGCACTCCTCTCTTAAAGCCTCTGGCGTAGGGGTTTCTCTTTCCTCAAATGGCAACTCTCCCCCATCCCTGTCACACTTGCGTTCTTTCTTTATGAACTCCTTCATATCTTCATAATGATGCTCCTTCCACTGGTCTATACTCCTCTTTGATATATCCATAGTTCTGGCAAAACGCATCGTATCTCCCTTAAAGTGTTTTAGCAGAAGATAGACATACCATCTCTGCCTTTCTTCTTTTATTGGTCTAGCTGGCATATTGTATATATTTATATTTCAGTATGCAAGTATAAGTCTCTGAAAAAGAAAACTTTGCCCATTTTGGGCAATTATTTGCGTTTGTCCGTTGTACTTTTATTCCATAAATAAAAATTGAAAGATATGTCTTTAGTTTTACCACTCATAGGATTAGCAACATCTGCGATTGGAGCAGGTATTCAAGCCAGTCAGAATGCAAAGGCAAATGTGCTGTCCGAAGAGAATTACAACAGACAGAGGGAGCTGATACTTGCCGATAAGTATGCAAACCCTCTTGACAGCGTAGCAAACAA